CAATCCTAAATCTTTAGAAACTTTAGAAAATTTATCATTAACAATATTATCAAATACTTTTTGTTCTCCACTTACACCATATTTCTTTTCAAATATTCTTTTGCCTTTTTCAAAATCACCAGCACCTAATGTAAGTATTTCTTTTTCTTGTAAAATTCTATATTGGTCTGCACTAGTAGTTAAATTTCCTGGACTTTGACTTTCTAATTTTTCTATTAATGGTTTATTTAATCCGTCTACTGCTTCAGGACTTGTTTTAGATTCTAAGCTAAAATCACCTGTTCTAAAAACATCTTTATCACCTAATATATTTGCTATATCTTTATCTTTAATTCCATTATCTTTTAAATCTTTAGCAATACCTTTATAAAAATCTATAGGACTTTCTTGTTTCATATGTGCAACATAGTCAGGATTTAGTTCAACTCCCTTAGACCATCTGCCTAAATTTAATCCAGACTTTGGTTTAAAATATTGTAAAACTTTAGAAGTTCCTTCTTGTTCTCCTGGAATTATTGTAGCAAATTTTTGATTATTAAAAACTTGAGAATTTTTAAGCAATCTATTTTGAACTTTTGCATACCAAGGATAAGCTTTAGTGCCAAGAGATAATGCTGCTGCAGCTACACTTCCGTCATCGCTATAAGCTTCTTTTTGTTTTCTTAATCTTTCTTCGTCTGATTTAGTAACATATTCGCTTCTTATCATTCTTGCCATAATAAATAAATCCTTATCCTTTTTATCTCTTAAATATAATTACGACTGGTTATTTATCCAATCAATAATTTCATTAATCTTAGTTATTAAATCCTTTATAACAACTCCATTTACCGTTGACTCTAAATCTTTATTTGTATCTTCTGTTATTTCTATATTATCCATTATTACTCCATTGTTATATATGCACTAAATTCACAATAAGCATAACTTGAATCATTGTCAGTTGTTCTTCGTGTAAAAAAAGCAAGCATATCATTTTTAGTTACAGATACACTTAAACCTGTTTGCTCCCATTTATATAAAATGTTTGCTGTTCCTCCTGCTGACTGGGTAGCTCCTATTTGCGACAATGTCCAGTTTCCAGCACTTCCAAATGTTGGTTGAGCTCCTTTCATGCATATCCATTCAAATGTGTCTGTTGTATTAATATTACCTATAATTGTATATCCTGTTATTGTACCATCTCTAGGAACTAAAAAAGATGGAGCTAATGAATCAACCCAAGAACCTGGAATAGAGCTACTACCAGTAGTGTTAAAAAAATAAAAATAATTATGACCATAAGTTGTGCTAGCACCATAATACCAATTATTATATTGAACTCTTGCTCTACCACCGTATTCAAAAACATGAGGATTTTGAGCTGTTGCAATTTTACCATTATTAGTTATAGGTATATCAGTTCCTGCATCATCTGTAAAATATAAATTATTAGGTGTATCGTTTTTAACCCAAATTTGCCCATACGCTGCTGAATCAGAATGTGCAGATGATTGCTCTTTTACGTTAAATGAACCTCCTCTAACAAAAGCATTTGATGTAATGCCTGTATTAAAAAAGAATCTACCTGAACCTGCATCAAGCACTATATCACTTCCTGCTCCTGATGCTTCTATTTCTAAATCAGTACTTGCAACTATTTTGTCTAAATTTGTTATAGTTAAATCACCACTTGAATATGTTACGTCTGATAAATCATTTAATGCTGAAGCACCTCCTGAAGCTGCTAAACTTCCATCATTAGTTATTTGAACGTCTTGCCCTGTGTCATCTGTAAAGTATAAATTGTTAGGGCTATCATTTTTAATCCAAATTTGTCCATATCCTGCCGCATCACTACCTGCTGAACTTCTTTCTTTTATTAAAAATTTATTTTGCCCAAATTCTATTTTATCATCTGTAATTGCTATCTTGTCTTCCCCATCTACTCCTATACCTAAATTTGAACCACTTGATGCATAAATATAAGCACTTTCTCCAGCACCATCTAAATATAAAAATCTTGAATTGTTACCATCTATATGAACATTTGCATTAAATGTTTTTACACCTGTAATTGTTTGAGTACCTGCTAAAGTTACATCGCCTGCATTTGCAGTAGCTCCATCTGCTACGTTTAAAAAAGTTAATACGTTTGCTTTTGTCATTTCAGTTACAACACCATCTGAACCTGCATTATTACCAAGCATTCTTGCATTAGTAACATTTTGCAATTTAGCATATGTAACACCATCATCTTTTATTCTTAATGCATCGCTATTAGTTTCTATTGTAGAATCATCTACATTTACATTTAAAGTTGCATCTCCTGACGTAGCACCACCTGTTAAACCATCACCAGCTACTACAGATGTAATATCACCATCACCTGTACCTGCACCAATATATGAACGTAAATTAGCACCTGTAACTCGTTTAACTGTAGTACCATCTAGCATTAAAAACTTATCAGTATCTGAGCCAATTGTTGCAACATCACCAATATCTAATGTACCTAATATTTCTAAATTACCAGCAGTATCTAGTATCATTTTTCTGTGATTTGCATCTGTAGTTGATGGCGTTAATGGTGATGCTGAAACAGCTCTGCAAAATTTTAATTTATCAGAATCACTATTATCTATACCAACAACCCATTGATTTAAATCAGGCGTTTCTCCACCTCCTCTATATGATAATAATAAATAAGGGTCTGCACTAGCATTAGTAGTTTGAACGTGTATAAGAGCTCTTCCTGAGCCTGAATTGCGAATTAATAAATCTTCAGTAGATGCACTTCCACTATCTTTACTTCTAGTTAAAATAATTTCTTCTGTATCTAAAGTTCTATTAGAGTCTATTCCTACTACTTGTTTATTAGAAGTATTTCCAGTACCAACTCTTAATTTTGTAGAAGGGTCTAATGTTAATTCTCCTGTTCTTTTAGGGCTTCTGCTTATAGGTAAAACTACTGGTTCATTATTTTCAGAACCTTTAGGTCTAAACAAAGATAATCTTGTTTGATACCATTTTGTATTAATTTTTACAAAAAGAAATAAGCCTTGACCTGAAACAATTCTAATAGTAATATCACCATCTTCTCCTTCTCTGTTTCCAGGAAAACCCTTACCATATGATATTTTTTTTTGTTTATTTAATATTTGAGATTTTTTAATCATCGTCATGTGTAGATGTAGAAGTGTCTCTTACAACTCTATATAGTAAACCAAAGTCATTAACATTAAAATCACCTTGTATAAATGGAGACTTTAATCTTAGTTGTATTTGCAATATATTTTTAATAGGCTCACTAAATAAAACAATTTTATTAATACTTTTTTTTGTTTCTAATGTTTCATTAGGATTAGTATTACTTATATTATTAAAGCCATGCAATTCTTTAAACTGTTCAGTTAAGTTAGTTCTATAATCAAAACTTAAAATAAAACTAGAAGGAGTAGAAACACTATAGCTAGTATTTTGCCTTATATTAACAAAATAACCTAATATAGTTTTCATTGTATCAGGAGTGCCTAAAGTTGTTAATTTAGTTTGTAATAAAAAATTTTCAGTTAAAGAAGATTCATAGTCCCATTGTCTTAAAGATACTGTTGCCATTAATTAGTACTCCCATATGGTTTTATATCAGGTTTAAGATGAGGTTTTTTAGGCCTTGTTTCGTTAATATCTCCTTCATTTATATATGACATAATTCCATTATTACCCATATTAATTATATTAGTTATAGAATTATTTGCACCTGCAAAAAACTTTTCTTTAGATAAAACCCAAGAGTCAGATATAACATTAAATACATATGCATCTCCATCAGAAGGAATAACATGGTGTGTTTTTTTAATAACAAATATTTCTTTTGATTTAGGATTATAACCACATATAGAATCTTCAGATATAAAATTATTCCATATAGATAAATCTATTCTTTCTCTATTATCTTCATTTAACTCACCACCTTTTATAAACAAATTAAAAACAGATTCACCTGTATATAAAAATGCTCCATTTTCATTAAACCAAAAAATAGAATCACCTATATCACAAGCATGATTTTTATTTAATATGCCTTTATATTGATGTTTAGCTTCTACAAAAAAATCTTTTGCTATACCTGTAGATATATCAATTATATAACATACTTTTTCTTTAAATTGCAATACTTTGTCACCAAGATTATGCAATGAAACTATTCTATCTCCATCATCTATATCCAAGTCTAAGACATTATCTGGATAAGGGAATGTATCTAATTGATTAATATTACTTATAACCATTCGGTCGTTATGCAATTCTGTTGCACCTCCTGGTAACGTAGCCTGTATATTTCCTATAAATGCTCTTCTTCCTGCTACAGTTACTGCTTTATATCTAAGATTTGTAGATGTAGAGCGAGGCGATGTACCTGTAATAGTTTCATACATTTCACCACCTTTTTGCATTGTATTAACTTGGAATGTATTTATTTTTAAAGAAAGAGGGTTAGCAGTATTATTTACAACCCAAGGATAGCTTCCTTCATTACCAGTTGTATCACTAAATGTAGTTACGTCTCCTGTTTTTACAAAGCCTTGTTTAAAATCTACTCGGCCTAAAGACCATAAACTTTCATAGCTTTCTTCTGCACTTGAAAAATATATGTGTATACCTATAATTCTAGGGTCATCAAAAGCCATATCTCCTGATGCATTTGCAGGCTGTATATAGGTATTTACTTCTAATCTTTTTGTTCCTACAGAGTCTTCTCCTCCAAAAGAAAAAATAGTGTTATCTGCACCACTTTGAAAAACATGACCTGGTAATGATTGACTTTCATCATCATATACAGCTGCAGCATAAAATTTAACATCTCCTGCCCAATTAGAATTAATATTTGCATCTGCATTTACTACCTTAAGTTCCATTCTCATTCTTGCAAATTCTGAAGTAGTTTGGTCTGTTGTACTTATATTATCTGCACGTACATGTAATCCTTTTATATTTGCATCTGTTTTATTGTCTTCAGTAACACTATAGCTCCAAATTTTATCGTTGTTTCCAATCATTATACCTGCAGTTTCAGTACCTTCTGGCCATTTAAAATTAGTAGGCTCATCTAATGTTCCATAAAACCAATCATTAATAAATCTAAATCCTATAAATTTAGTTGGATTAGGTAAATTAAAATTACCTTCTGAAAGTCTAAGTCTATTGCCTTCATTCCACATAACAATATCATTATCTTCATTTCTTTCAACATTAATACTAGCTACTGTTACTGTTACCGTAGCAGAGCCACTAGCTCCTTCAGTAAATACTATTATATCTCCTACATTATAACCTGTACCGCCATTTACAATTTGTACATTTACTGTATCATTTCCTGAAATAGTTGTGCTAGGAGTTATATTAACTGCTATTCCAGCACCACTTGATGCTCCACCACTTGCAGAAGTAACTGAAGTTTGAGTCACATTGTAATCAGGATTAGCATCTCCCCAATCTGCACTTAGCAAAGATTCTGTTACACTACTTGGGTCATTAAGTATATCGTGGTAAACAAAGGATGTTACAGATTGATTACCTTTACTATATGACCAATTTAATTTTTCTAAATATTGATTTTGCCAAGAGTTTAAAATTTTAGAATGAAAATATAAATAATTTTTATAAAGAGAAATACTATTTTCTGTATTAGGAATACTATATATACCATTAGACTCATCAGTTTTAGTGATTAAAGCCATATGCTCATCTTCTTGTCTAAACCTATTTTCAGCTATAACACTAGTATTTAGCACATTAACAAAAAAAGCACCTCCAGTACTAAATGCGTCTAATTCAACAACTCTAGCTCCAGAAAGATGAGGCACACGTGCATATGTATCACTAATTCTACTTTCAATTGTTAAATCAGTACCAGCAATAGCACTAATTCTAAGCACTTCTAAATCTATTAAAATATAACTTCCTACTGAAAAATTACTTGCTGAAGTTACAGGTATTGTTGTAGTTGTACTATTTATATTAGCACTTAATGTTGTGTCTCCTACTCCTGAAGAAGGAATTCTAAATGCAGATAAAAAAACTGTAGAATTACCTGAATAATATTTGTGCATTCTGCTTTGACCACTATTAAAAGTAGCAACAATAGAATCAGCTAATGCGTCTACGTCTCCATTAGAATAAAATGTATTAGTTATTGCTCCCCAGTTAATTGTAATTTTATCTCCAGGGCCAGTTCCTTCTAATTTTAATTTTTTTAAAAATACATTTGAACCACCTAATCCTCTTGTAAATCCATCACCTTTAACAACTAATGGTCTTAATGGTACTTGTCTTTCTGAAGTAGGAGAAACAGATTCTCCACTAAATGTAGAAGTTTCTTCTGATAAAGTAGAATGTTTTCCTATATATATACTAGCATCATCTGAATGAGATGCTGTAGTACCTGTGCATCTATTACCCCAAGTTTTTCCTCTTTCTACTAATATTTTTTGTACACCACTAGCACCTATTTTAGTACTTTTAACTCTCATTATTTCACTATTAATTTTTATAAACAAACCAGGTATAAATATTGCTCTTTTAGCTGAATTTCCATAAGGATTAGCGTCAGTTCCATTAACTCCATATTCAGTCCATGCTTCTAATGCAATCCATGTATCAGCAGAAGTATTAGCTACACTCCCTTCTATATCCACAAAAGAATCAATCCAACTACCTGCATCATTACCATGCTCAGTAGATATAAAACTTGGAGCAGGACTATCAGGTTTTAAACTAGAAGCTGTTAAAATAGCACTAATCTCTCTATTTTCTAATTGGCTATCATTACCATTAGCGTCACTAAAAACTGTTATAAAAGGCTGTTCAAAGGGCAAAAACCCAATGTCTAAGCTTTGGCCACTAGTTATTTGTGCACTCCATTGATTATATTTATCACTACCTGAAAAAGTATTAACAGCTTTTGCTAACTCTAACATTAAACAAGCGGCCATATGTCTATGCATATTTTTAGCAGAAGTTACTATTGAACCTGGCATATAAAAATTTTCAACAGAAACACTTGGCTCTGGATAATAATCTTCGCCACCAGCATCTATCCATTCTACTTTTATTGGAGTTAAATTTTCCCATTGAGTAGCAAAAGCTTCGCCTCCCCAAATACCCATAGCCCATCTAGCATTTAATGCACCTGCACTACCTCCATTTGCTATTAAATCTTCTTCAAAATCATGTCTGCCCATTTTTGGTATTTCTAAATTAGAAGTTGCACCTGCAACGCCACCCATAACAAATTTAGCTTCATTAAATATTGCAGGCCATTCTTCATTTTCTTCTTGTAATGTTTTATTATACTGCTCAACCATAAATGGATTAAATGGTGCACTATCTTGACTAATTGTTTCTTCAAATCCTACAGGAGAATTATCATCTAATTTCCATGGCAATAAAAATGATTGCGAAACACTAGCATCATACGTATTAAAATCAGTATCATCTTCTTCCCATATATAATTTGGAGTTTCATCTACAATTTCTTCTCCATTTGGAAGAAGAGTTGATGTTCCATATGGATTTTGATTATAAATATTAACACTAGTGCTATCTTCACCAAAAATACCTTCATCTTGAGTATCAGGTAATATTTGATTAGTTATATCTCCTCCATCATTTGTAAACCAATTAGTACCAGACAAAACAGTTACCTCATCAGATATAGGCACAACATCATCACTAGGTGAGCTAATACATAACTGTATTTTTAAAGTTCCGCCTGTAGGAAATTGGTTTTCAAAAATCCACATTACTGTAGAAAAATAAAATATAGCATAAGCACTTGGAAAATTAGCAGCACTTCCTGCTTCCCAACCTGAATTAGGCTGAGATATACTTTGTAAAATAGCAGATAAGTTTCCACTACTAAGACTTTGGCTAAAAGTATAGTTACTATTGTAGTTATATAATCCCATACCTGGAATTAAATCACCTTCAATTTCTGTAGGGGGTACTTCTAAACTAGATTTAGAACTTCCTATTGGTTTTATGATTCCAGACTTTCCAACATAAATATCTTGAAATTCTGCAAATTCATCGACTTGTAAGTCTTTAGGGTCTGTATAGTTATTAAGACCCCCCTCAAATTTTCCTAGCTTCCATGCTTTTCTAGCCATTATACTTTCCTATTTTTTAAATTTATCAAATATAGGTTTAAGTATCATATCAAAAACTACATCATCTTTTTTAGATGGACTTAGCTTTACTACTTTTTCTACTATATACATTGCTAGTAAAATCCATTCCCAATTACTTGTTATTAATGACATCATTTTTTATCTCCTTTTTTTTTAACTCTTTTTGCTTTACATCCACAATCTGTACAAATCCAATCAGCTTTAGGATGAGAATCTTTTCTTAATATTGCAACATCTTTTTCAAGTTCTTCTATATACTTTCCTTGTTTTGATATACTTTTTTGCATTTGCTTAACTTGTATATCAAGTTCGTTTTCTTCTTCTACATACTTTTTAAGTTTATTTAACTTGTGCTTAGTTTCTATTTTTTTAAAAACTACTTTAAGTACTTGTTTAATTATTATTGCTTGTAACATATTATTTATTTCCGTCTATTAGTTGACCCCATACTCTAGCTTTACCATCTATAATTTGCACTACATCAACAGTAAATTTTCCATCATCATAATAATCTACTATAGCAAATGCATGTGCCCAGTTAATTTTTCTATGACCTAACCAAGAATTAGCTTCATCAGACATATCTTTTAAACATCCAATACTCCAAGCTCCTATTGGTCCATCTTTATGAGTTGCAGACATATGCTGTAAATCATGCCAATGTCCATACATTACATTACATCCTAACTTTCTAAGATGATTAGCAGTATGATATTGACCTCCATAATGGTTACCATGATAAAAACTAAGTTTTCCAATATCTAAATATTTTCCATTAGGATAATACTTGTAACCTCTTTCTTCTAATTTTAATGCATTAGGTACTAAATATTGAGGCAGGTATGGATGTTCTTGTACTGTAAAATTAAGCCATAATTCATGGTTACCTTCTACAAAATGTTTTTCTTTACAATTAACTTTATCTAATGCTTCATCTATTATGTCCATTCCAGAATTAACATTTGTAACATCTCTATCAAAATCATCAACAAGATATTCTAATGGTGGTTTTTGTTTGCCTTTCCACTTATGTTTAGAAAAAGCTTCCCATTCTCCAGTATCACCTAAGTCTACATATATATTAGGTTTTACTAATTCTATTGCTTTGCAAACTGCTTTTATAGCAGGTATATCTGCACATGGAAAATGTTTGTCAGGCGTAACTATAGCTCGTTTTTTTAACATATATTGTCCTGTATTATTTAGTTAGTTAATTCAAAATGTGGAAAGTCATCAAACTTATTATCATCTACTTCAAAATTCATATTCCAGTCTCCACCCCATCTTAATGATATATCCATGCTATATGCTATTCCTAAAACAAATCCTGCAAATAAATGGAAACGTTCTCTGTCATTCCAATCAACAGGATAAGGAACCACATCAACAGCCCTAGATGGATTACTGTTATGACGGCCTTTTGGGTACTTAAGTTTAGTTTTTCCTTCGTCAAACAATTTATTCTGTCTTTCCTCACTTCTATGTCCTTCCAATACAGAGCAATCAACATAATTGATTACTTCATTAAATACTTTTTGCAATCTTTCATCACAAGTTGCAAGTCTTTCTCTTGATTTTTTTCCAAATCTTGGCATAATTTCTCCTATCCTGTTTCTTCTACTTTAATTGAATCCCAATACTGAATAGTGGATGAATTTGGAATTATAAAACTAATCCAAAATGTTGTTTGGTTTCCAACCGTAAAAGTTTTTTCAATTGTTTCCTCACTACTATTTCTAGTAGCTACAGTAGTATCAACTGCAGTATTACCAGCACTAACACCAAATCCAACAGTACCATTTCCACTACCACCTACAGTAGCAGTTAATACTCCTGTAAATTTATAGGTAGAGTATGGTATGCAAGTATATTCTACTGCAGCATATGCATCACTAGCTGTTGATTGTAAAGTTAAATATGTAGTACCTGAAGATAAATAACTTACATTCATATCTCTTACATTATCATCCCAAACTCCAAGACCACCTGCTAAATAAAATGGTTCATCTGTAATAAGTGTTGTTCTTTTAGTATCTCTAGCTTTTGCTACACCACTTGATAAACTTAAACTAGGCATGATTAACCTTTATAAGCTATTACTTTACCACTAGCAAGTGACATTACTTCAAATCTACCAAATATAGTGACACCTTTTGGAATTGTAAAATCAGCAGCATCTTCCATAGTATCTTCTATATTTGTACAATCACTTTTATCAACTATAGAATCTTCAAGAGCTGTAACAGCTACATAAGGACCTGTGTGTTGTGCAGTATCATCTATATATATTGAACCAGCTTGTCCAAGTGCAGCATTTTGTGCTTCTTGTACGGTTAATTTACTTAAACTTCTTTTTGCCATATTATCCTCCTGCCCTAAGCTTTGGCTAGCGTGAATGGGCTATTTGTTATTATTATCGTATTGCATGTGCACCAGGAGTCATTATCCTTAGTCCACTAATTCTTGATGTTTCATATTTTTCTATCATTTTTTGAAACTCTCTTAATGCAAACTGCCTTACATCTAATTGACCTGCATCTTCTGCCATTTTAGCTTTAACATAATACACTAAAGCTTTTTGTAAATAATTAGGTAAATCAAACTCAAAAGATTCATCTTCTAATACGCTTACATCTTGCGATAATGTTGATGCTTCTGTTACTGAGTCACCATTATATTTAGTTTTTAGTATTAATGTAGTAGCTCCAGATATAGCAGCATTTACTTGATGCAATCCATTCCATTTATCAGAACCAGTAATTAATATCCATTGGTCTTCAGATGCACTCATAGATGCAACAGTAAGAGACAACAAGCCATTTGATTCTGTATATGCAGATATAGCTATTGTATCATCTAAATCATTTATTCTATATGTAGGGGAATAACTATATTTTATTTCTATTCCATCTGTTACAGTTGTTATTGGAGATTCCCATCTATGCTTTGTAGCACCTGGCCCAAAATCTTTATTAGTTACATTATTATCAAATGATACATCTTTTTCTATAATAGCAACTTTATTACCATCTAAATAATATGCATATTGTTTACTTGCTGCCATTATACTGCATCTCCATCTTTAACTACAGGTTTATTTATCATTCTAGGTATAGACCTATATTCATCTCTTGAATTTAAATGATTCTTTACTCTTATATCAAGCATCTTAATCATCTCATTTGGAAGAGTATAAAATCTTTTATCTTTTTCTAAGTCTATTCTCTCTACTTTTGTGTGAACTTCTGTTAACATTTGTATTTCTTCTAAACCATCTTTGATATAAGCAATAGCCCTACCAGTTTGATTTAAACCTGCTCTTTCCATTAATTCTTTAACTGTCATAATATCTCCTAAGCTACATTATTTAATATTGCAGATACAATTAATCTTACATTGTCTCCAGATGATGTTGCTGATGACGGAACTCCATTTACCACATTAACTGTTACGCCATGTAAATCTGCTATTGTTGTGTTAGGGCATTTAATTGCTATAATTTCATTTGGCCCTAAAAATATACCATCTCCTAAATTATAAGCAGCTGTACCTGCATCTAAACATATTACTACTCCTTTTGTAGTAGAAGAATTTCCATCGGAAGTTCCAGTATGTTTAATAACTATCCATTTAATTTTATCTCCAGTTGCTACTGCTCCTGCACCAGTTGTAGGTCCTAAATAATCTTCAGTAGTTCCAAGTATATCTCCAGAACTATGCGTTACAGTAGGTTCAGCATATATCCAGCCATCACCACTACTAGATGTTAATTGGTTTGAAATATCAAAGTCTAAAGTACCTTTTAATTTTCTTTTTATATTATCAGGCATTATAGTTGCTGATAATCCACATAAAGCTTTATCTGACATTATTCTTCCCTTTCGTTTTCTTCAGCAGACTTAGTCATAGTTAAGCCTATTGACTCATTATATTTTGACATTAATTTCATATATTCATCCATATACCATTTATATTCTGCAGCTTTTACTTGTAATTCAGCTGAATAAGTACCTATTTCGGCTTGATACTTATTTACTTCAGCAGTATACTCTCCAGCAATAATTTGCGAATCTCTATCTTTATTTGCTGTTTCTACTTCTATAGTAGATTTAAAAACTTCAAGCTCTCTATTATATTCACCAATAGATAGTTCTAAATTTTTTGAATATATTTCTAACTCTTTACTAATTACATCAAATTCTTTTGAAGCTTTATCAAAATCTTCTTTATTTATAGATTGATTTACTTTATTAAAACTAGCATTAAAATCTAATGGATTAGTTAATACTGGCAAAGGAGGTAGATTAACATTATCTACATCAAATATTGCAGGTTGTGGTGCTGTAGGCTTTACAGGCATATTATTATGTATATTATTAGCAGCTGCTTGACAACTCATAGCTGCCGCATATGTCATAATTAAATCTTCATATTCATCTGGAAAATCTTCAATAGAACTGTCGCTATATAAAACATCTTTATAAGTTACATGACTTATAATGCCTCTTGTAACACTACTAGTAGGCTTAGGTAATACAAATAATTTTTGGTTAGATGTATAAAAACATGGATTAAAAGCACTTCTATAATACAAACTAGTTTTATCAGTTGCTAAATATTTTATAGCAGAAGGTATTTGTGCTGCTGGTCTTACATCATCAGAATTACCATTTTCTCTAACAACAGATAATACAACACCATTTACAGTTACACCTGTTCCATTATCAATAGCCTGAGATGCAAACTTATAAGATTCTTGCGGATTTATTCTTATTAATTTATTAATTAAATCTTTAACTGCATCAGTCAAAAAATTACTAACTTCAGTTTGAGTAGGTGCAGAAGAATCTGTAATATCTATTTGCGTAATACCTTCTATTTGTTGTTCAAATGTTGCCATAGTTTATCCTATACGCTAGCTACAAATACTTCAACATCAATAGCGTTACCATCAGGATTTACTTGTATTGAAGCTAAATCAGCCATTGTTCCAAAACTTGGACTAGTGTCTGCTTCAGATAACATTAAAGCTTCAGGATTGCCTAGTATATGACTTTCACCTGCTGCTAACTCTACTTGATATAAAGTAGCTGCTCCAACAACTGCTAGTTCTAATGCATTGGTATCATCTTTATTTGTAATTCTTATATATTTGGCATCTTGTAAATCTATTGCACCTGCGGCACCATGCACATCAGCATTAAAAGTTAATACTGTAGTTGTTTGACTAGCTGGGCATGTAACTATTCTTTTAAATACTTCATCTATAGCTGATATAGAAAGAGTGTTTGTTCCACCTTGTTGTTGACCATTTAGTGTTACACTTTCTGTAATAGTTACAGTCATAGTAGCATTTGTTATTGTTGTTGCCATTTATTTAAATCTCCTTAGTTTTGAGCCTACCCTCCTTTTTGGAGAAACAACCAATAGGAGAGTAGACTCTTTTTATTCTTATTTAACTTACTAGCTTAAAGCTACTGAGCCAACGTTTTCTACAATAGTTCCATTTCCTGCTGAGTCAAATACACATATTATGCATTCATTTGCAGCATTTAATGTTACTACAGTATTACTACCGTCCCAAGTACCTTGAGATAAAGTTACAGTATGAGCTTGAGTACCAGAAGCACTAGTATTTTTTATAATAACTACTTGTCCTTTCCAGTCTAAGCCTCTACATCCAGTAATCGCACAAACACCGTCAGTTCTAGCAACTTCAATAAACCTAACTACTGTGCTATCTACTGCACCACCTGCATCTGTAAACTTTACCATATAGGAGCTAGCATCTGCTGACAAAGCTATTTCATTATCAGCTTTATTTTGTCCATACATTGGATTTGCCATATTCTATCTCCTTATAGCCAGACAGCATGAGATTCAGGCATTGACCATTCCATCCCAGCTTCTGTTAAAATTAAATCTACTCTTCTGTCGACACCTGAGTTCTCTAAAGTTTGAACTCCAACGTAGATTGATGTATCTCTGTTAATACCATTACCAACAAGAGGTCTGTATGCACAGTTTTTCATATCAATACCAAGCATTTTGATATTAGTACCGTCTAAGTGAATATTTCTAGCAACATTCATATCACCGTATGGTGTTGAGAATGTAGTAATATCTACACCTAGAACTTTTTTCTTGCCAGTCATAGCAAAGTCAGCTGTGTACATAGCACCTCTATTATCAGCAGCATTACCTATTGATAAGTTGTTGTGTATGTATCCACCTAATTTATGCATCCAGTTATAAACTGCTGTACTAACAAAAAATACAGTTGCAGTACTTGAGTTATATCTTGGGTCTAGGTAATTAGACATATCATCTAAGAAATCATCAGCAGTTTTAGTTGCTGTGTCTAAGCTAAACTGGTTACCATATCCTAAGATATAATCTACAGCACCTTGTGTTGTATAGTATGTATCACTCTGAGTACCAAACAAGAGAGAAGCTTCCATATCAAACTTATGTTCAATCAACTTCTCTTTCCAAACTCTAGCCCACTCATTACCTTCATATTTTAATGACGTTGCTCTAGCTGTATTAGTCATTGCACATGTAGTTTTGAATATTTGAGTTCTACCAAAGTTTGTAGAGTATGGTTGGTCTTTCCATGTTTCAGGATAACCTTCTCCTTCACCATGAGCTGTACCAACAACATATGAACGAGAGCCTTCTAAAACACTAGAAATAGATTGGTCTGCAACTACTTCATCACCAGCAGCTCCGCCAGGACCAAAGTTATTTGTATGAAAAGAAGCAAGTTCATTTTTGCCTGATTCAAATTTAATAACTTTTCCATCAACTCTAGCACATTCTTTACTATCTTTGCTTAGTCCTGTAACAACATTTGTTACTTTTACTAAGTGATAACCAGTAGGAGCACCATCTCCACCGCCTGTAGCATTTACAGGTATTTTTACTATTTGTCCTGGTAGGAAAAACTCAGGAGATGTTCCTGTGCCACCTACACTAACATCAGTAGCTGTGTTACCATACACGTTTTGAATGTTACCAGAAGATTTCCAGTCAGTAGCCATGTATAATTGAACATTATGTCCTACTTGACTAACTGCTGCTCCAGCATCTGATTGGTCTAGTTCTGCATCTGCAAACTCGTCACTTCCATTAGAAACGAATCCCATTACATATGCGTATCTTTTGTGGTATGAACCTCTTTTTTCAGTAAATTTAAACTGAGGGTCATCCGTTGGTTTTTTACTTACTTTACTAACAAAACGAAAGAAAGGGTCCTGAGCTATTGCTAACTCAGAAACTCGGTCACCAAAATTATACTTACGCCTTAAGTCACCAGTATTCAGGGAATTTCCTGCTCCTGGTCCCATACCGTTATCAAAATCGGTAACCCCTAATTCGCTCAGTTGAACGTAATCATTTAAAGCCATTATAGCCTCCTATTTATTTCAAGGGTTAAGTCAGGCTATGGCTATGCCATTAACCTAACAGTTCTTCGATATTTCCATCTGAACTAAGTAACGCATCAAAAACAGAATCACTAGGATTCGCAGGCTTACCTGCATTGTTTGCATTACTAGCACTAGTAGGTATGTTACGTACATTTTTCATTTGATTAAGCATATCAGATTTAGTAGCGTTAGCAACATTTTCAGTTACCCTATTTTGATTTAAAATAAGATACATATCATCAAATGTCATTCCTTGTTTAGAAAATCTTTCTTGAGCTTCTGCAACGAAGTTTTCAAACTCCTGAACAGTTAAACCGTTTTTTTGCATAAACTCATTAGCAGACTTACTAACTTGATTTTTATAAGCCATTTGTTGATTTTGTTGTTGTTGCTGTGCCATAATTTGAGAAGCTTTTTGATTGACAGCATTTCCAATCATTTTGTCAAAAACTTTTCTAGAATTAGACTCAGGATTATTGACCATTTCATCAGGGTCAAATACAAAGTCTTCAGGTAGATTTAAGTTATTTTTAACATCACTTGGAACATTGCCACCTTCTTCAAAATAGTTACGAACATGACTCACTAGATTTCCATCTTTTTTCATCGCATCTAACACAGGCATGAAAGGTTGCAGCTCATTAAGCTGGGCTCTCATTTTTTGTGCTTCACGACTGGAATCACTATACCTCTTTTTTAAAGTTTCTATTTCAGAGGGTTGTGCACCATCAGTTACAGACTGTTGAGCTTGTGAGGGGTCCACTTGTGGAGTTTCCTGAGCTTGTGTCTTAGGCGTAACTTCTTTGTCTTGAACTAGTCCATTTACGTCTTGTTCAAGAGCTTCAAAGAAATTGTCACTATCGGAGCCAAATACACCATCTTCTAGTGCTTTTGGGTTACCTTGTGCGTTTTCTTCATTCATAATTAATTTCTCCTTATAATTAACATATAATATAGTTTAGTCAGAGCTTTCCTGCAAACGTTTATTACGTTGCTGAATAGTCTCTTTGGTTGTTTTTACTTCATTTTCCATTGTCTTTCTAAAATTCTTTTGAGCAAAGACACTTTCAAATTCTTGTTTTGCAATGCTTGTTTTAGCATCATTAGTTCTTTTATTAATCTCAACATCGCCTTGCATAATTTTATTTTTAATACCTGCTTGTACTAGTTGTCTTTCAAGTGTTTCAATTGTACCATCTTTATCTTTAATCGACTCTTCTAGATTTTGAAGCTGACTTGTTAATTGAGCATATGTACTCTTACGTTTAACAATTTGTTCTTTATTTCTAATATCAGTTTCAGCAAGTACAGCTATATCGTCAACAACTCCAAGATTCATAAGTTGTTTTAATTCTTCTAAATATGCCCATCTATTAACAGGTAGTGTAGAGCCTGATACTATTCTAATATCAAATTTTGCAGCTTCATAGTCTCTCCATTTTCCTATAGCTTTTCCAAAGTCATTATATATAGGAACATTTATCTCTACTTGTTTTTCTTCTTTTATTCCGTTAGGTTGTATAATTTTAAATACTTTGTGAGCAGTATAAACTGCTTGAGAATATTGTTTTACTATAATACCTAATTGTTTTAATCCTGGCTCAATACAATGTTTTAACCAATATTTAATTCTTCTTGTACCATACTCATCCATTGCAAGCATACCTTTGTAAGGCATTTGTTGATTAGATGCAGCGTCTCCCATTTGAGAAGAAAATATACCAGCTAAGTATTCCATATCCTGTTTACCAGTTTGTGTTAAACTGAAAAATGCATTGTTTAACTGAAAAGGTTGTACAGGTGTAGGAGGTGTATATCCTTGCCTAATAGGAAGTAAAGCTCCAGGGGAGCTAGAATATTTTTCCCAGTAATCTGTATCAACACTACCTTCTTCATACATCCATCTTAAACTACTACCAAGCGATGCATTATGTATCATTAGCTGATGTGCTTTATTCATTTCTCTTTGCTTACCTATTAATGGAGATACAGCACTCATAGGGAATGGTGTTCCTGTCCACTTATAATGAAATGGAACTATAGGATAATCTTCTAATGGTAAATATTTTTGATATAATGTTTTATCTCCAACTACACAACAAAGCTTTACAACAGTTTTATGAAAAGGTATAGCATCTATTATTTTAGGAGCAAACCCTTTATCTTGCAATAATAAATCGTATTCTTTTTTAGAAATAGCTTTATTATCTGTTCTAGACGCTTCTTGTTGTAATCTGTTTTCTACTTCAATAGCATAAGATTGTAATTGCTGTGCAATCATTTCCTGTTCTTTTTTTAATTCTAATTGCATTCTTTCAGGAAGCATTTTACCTTCTTCTACAGCCTTACCTAAACTTGCTTGTAATTCCATAAACTTAACTTCCATTTCAGACCTCATTTTAGCAACTGCTTCATCTGCTGTTCTTTTTATATCTGCAATCTTTTTTCTATCAGGAGGTATTCTGTAAAATAAATTAATATAAGGAACTTTTTCTTTTTCGTATAATTCATATAACTCTACAAGTTCATTTTCTTTTTCGCTATAAACAGAATTAGTATGCGTCATTTCTTTATACCCAAAATCTTTTTGAGTTAAGTCAGCTGTTTTTTCTGAATAATTTTCATACTCCGATTCATTTGAAGATGCTGCCATAATCTTTCTTTTGCTGTCAGGGAATAGTTGAACTAGGTGTCCTTTGGGGAGTATTTTGCGGATAAGAATATAAGCAGCATCTCTAAATAATAAATCTCTTGATTTGTTGTCGACATATATATCAAATGGTTCTGGTTGTTTTAAAACTACTTCTCCCATACCTCTATCTGCATCATGGTCTACAGTTACCATCATATATCCTACAGATTTTGTTACAGCATCATTAACTGCATTAGAATACAAACTATCTCCATCTGAACTACTCCATATATAACTAGCTATATCTGAATATACTGCAGCTATATCAGTATCACTACCCTCTGCTCCAACTGCTTGCCATCTAGGTGTTTGAGCTGTAGCATAAAAATTAAGCATTTCTACTACAGGTGTAATTCTATTAATAGTAAATGTAGGCATACCTTGTTCTTCCAAAGCTACCTTTTCATCGTATGTTAATTGATTGTCATTTGCAAAATCAAAGCCTTTTTGATTTATATATTCCCATTGTATTCTATTATCTGTTTTTGAATATTGAAAAAGTTGTTGAACTCTTTCAGCTATTTTATCTTTTCTTTTGGCCATTACATTCCTTCTGACATTTTATTATTATTTCTAGCCCTATTAGGAAATGGTTGTGTTATATAGTCCATTTCAGATGCAGGCCCAAATTGTCCATCAATATATGGACCACTATCTTTGTAAGGCTTGCCGCTTAATGGGTCTATATTAGAAACCATTGTAGCACCAATTGGTCTAGACTCAGGAGTAGAAGATACTTCTAATGGGTTATCAGGTATAGTGCTTACTGTATCAACATCTTCAAACCCTAAACCTCTTCCATGTCTTCTATACTTAGCTAATCTTTCTTCTCTGTCTCTAGTAGCTATCATATCCATTACAGAGTTCCATTCATCTTTTTCTTTTTGAGTAGATGGATATTCTAAAATATCTCTAGCTTGTGCTAGTTTGTTTAAGGTTAATCCTAACATTTTATGAAAATTATCTATAGCTTGCCCTCCAATTCCTTGAAGTTTATCCATAGTAAATTTCTTTATGTCTAAAGCATTTTTAAATAAAGGGTTGTCTGGACCTATAGCATTTTCATATGGACCTCCTGTACCTGCTAAATCGAAAGGAATATCATTTTTTAATATAGGGTCATCTTTTTCTAAATTATCCATAAAATCATTCCAACCTAATCTTAAATTTTCAGCTCCATCTTGAATGTTTTTTCCTAAACCAAATAAAGTTTTTCCTACTACTTTTCCAACTCCAGGAGCAAATGCTCTTTCTAATATAAAATCAGAAATATTATTTAAGTTTGATAATTGGTCAGTAGGTATTGGAACTTCTGCGTCCGTTAAACTATTGTTAATTTCTAAAGCTTTAGATGCCATAGGTCTATCTTCATAATATTCGTCTATAAGTTCTTTTGCTGTATCTAACTCAAATTGGCCTGGCATAGCCTCATTTGGGTCCATAATATTATTAATTTTTTCTGCCATAATAACTCCTTTATTTAAAATCTTCTAATTTAAACCAACCTAATAAAGCAATAAACAATGTAGCTAATGTTCCACCTATTCCTTTTATTCTAGAAATAGCAGATTCATTCTTTCTTACTCTACCGTTTATATCATCTACTCTTTTTCTAATATATTCTAGATGACTTATTATTAATTCGTCTGTATTTTTTTTATTCATCTTTCCAGTCATTTTCTTCAAGCATATCAAACAACTCCCACTTTGATAAATATAATAAACCACCAAAAAAGACTACTATAAACCCTAGTATAAAGTAGCCTAAATAAATCATCTGTTTTCATCATTGTTTAACATGTTTAAAAATTTATGCTTTAATCCATTACCACTTAATTTAGCAATAATTTCTACTAATGTTTTATAACTTCTTTCTAATCCTTTTTGTTCTATCTGCATTAATTTTTGCTGGTCTATTAGTTTTATTATTATTAACTCTACTCTATTAAATGATTCTCTTAATTCTTTTTGCAACTCATCTTGTATAAATCTATTTTGTTTCCATATAAAAAATCCAAAAGCTAAAGCTACTGCTACAGGGATTCCAAAGGTTTCTAATATATTTAAAATATCCACTAGGCTATTACCCAAGATTTACTAGATGGTCTTCTTTTATAAAATCTTTTATCCTTTTTTTCTTCATGTATTCCTATAGGTGGGTTTGCATATTTACATGCATATGCTAATGCATCTATTGCATCATCGTGTCCCATCCTTGGTCCAAATGTAATAATTTCATGCTCTAAATCATACTGTTCTTTTTTTAAATGTATTTGACCTATTGCAAATCTTTGAGCAAGTATTTCTTGTATTCTGTCTCTTTTACTTTGCCTTGTACCAGGTTTCTCTTCTTTAAACCTAACAGAAAAATCGTTTCTTCTTCTTGTTTCTGCTCTTAGTGACTGAAAGACAGGTTTAGACATTGTTGTGTCTTCTACTACAAATAAACTGGGGTGATAAATAGAAGAATAATCAAACATATAATCTACTATGCCTTTATTCTTTTCTCCTGGGATACCTAACACAGGTATGCCTCTTTTTCTCAAATAGTCTAATACATATATATTATTATCAGAGTCCACCCCAACTACTAATAATACACTATAATCAGCATCTCTTCTTTGACTATCTGTTGCTGGGTCAACTCCAGCAAATACATTTATAGGTTTAAGTTGTCCATCTATATTCAAAAAGCAAATATCTGCATCCTTATCATATTTAAATTGGCCTTCCCAGTATTTGATGTGGTCTCTAGTAAACATAGAGTCATCTGCAGATTGCACTTCCATCATATACTCTTGGTAAAATTTATATGGTTGTCCAGAATCAGCATAAAACTTTTTCTTTCTTTCCATTTCCTTTTTACCGAACCAACTGTTCCATAACATGGTACCATCAGGTTCTATAGCTTTTTTAAGAACTACATCCCAAGAAAAGTCTTCGCCCTGTTTAGAAGCTTTTTCATAATTAACAATAAGATTATTAATAAAGCTATCATAATGTACAGGAGTACCATTAATCCTAAGCCTACCACTCCCAGGCTCAAGAGCAGGGAATACCACAGCAGTAATAAGATTTGAGTTCTTGCTTCTAGCTTCTGGAGTAATTGTGTTATTCTCGTCTTCAAAGTCATCTAGTATAACAAGGTCATATCTTTTATGTAGTTTTGCTCCTCCTCTAATACCAGAAATATTAGACTTAGATATTAGCTTACAGCCATTTTTAGTTTCAACATCTGTTTCAGTCCATTTTTGGCCCTTTAAACTACCAAAATAATACAAAATTCTTTCATTAAATTCCAAGTGGTATTTTACGTAGTCCATATTACCAGTCGCCAATTTAGCTGTTGCAGATACCCATCCATAAAATAAAGGTTCCTTTGCAAAGCAAAAAGACTGAAGTATATCAGCCTTTGTTAATACAGTTTTACCATGACCTCTAGGCAGTATAATTGCTACCTGTCTTTTATCTGTATCTGTTATAGCATCTGCAATCTCATAATGAAAAGGAGGAGTTTCAGAACGCAAGTAATCGTCAGGTAAAAATAATTTACCAAATGCAATTAAATCTTTTTTAGCAAGTTCTAGAGCCTCCTCCTGTTTAGAAACATTATGAAAATTGACGTTAGCCATTATCTCATTTTTTTCTTCATCTTTGGCATACCTTTTTTAGCCATGACTTTTTTAGTCATTTTTTTTCTACCAGCTGCTTTAGCTTTGGCTGAAGGTCTACCTCTTTTTTTACCGTATGTACCTTTTCCGTATGGCATTTTATTTATCCTCCTTTTTAGGTTCTAAGTCATCTAATGTAATTATGTCATCCATTATTTCTTTTTTTTATTTCGAGCACTAATTGCTTTAGCTTTTTTTCTAGCGTCTGCTTTAGAAGATGCACCCCAGCCTCTTAAAGATAATAATAATCTAGTAGGTTTACCTTTACTATCTCTTTCAGGACCTTTCATATTTCCCATTCTTGCTAGAAAACTAGCTCTTCTAGGATTGTCACCTTTTTTAACAGGAGCTTTTAAATTACTACCTTGTTTTTTAGCAGAAGCTCTACCTTTAGCATTTAATCCACCTTTAGGATTTTTACCAGCTTTTCGCTGCCATGCAGGTGACTTATATGTACGTTTCTTTTTAGGCATTATTTTTTCTTCTTTCTTTTTTTAGCTTTTCCTTTTTTAGGAAATCCAGCTTTCATATTAGCATATGCTTTTGCTGAAATAGTAGATTTACTTTTAGGTCTACTAGTACCAGCTTTTTTTCTTTTATTTATATTTTTATATAAAGACATATTATCTCCTTACTATTAATTCACCATCAAACATTTCAATAATTCTTTGTGCGTTTTCATCTCTCCAAAATTTACAACCCCTTTCAACAACCTCTTTAGGTATTTGTTTAGGGAGTTCCCACCACATGCACACTTCCGTTGCATTTTCTCCACCCTTCTTGTAGAGAGCACAATATCTGCAATTATTCAGATTTAATTTCTTTTGGTCTTTCTGCGGCATCTATCATATCATTTGTTAAACCTTGAAATGCAATGCCTGTTACTTGTTGAACTTTAGCAGAACCTTTATCTTCTAAATCTAATATATCAGACAGTTTAAATAATGCTTTAAGTTTAGTGTCATCTTTCTCAGCAGTCTGAGCTACTATCTTAATATTTTCAAGCACCATTCTTTCATCTATGTCTAATTCTTGTAATATAGGTTTTAACTCTTCTTTCACAGCAGTTTTTATCCTTTCTGTTTTAATTAAATTAACAGCTTTCATTCTAGCATAACGTTTATTATTTGTAGGAAATGCTTTTACATATGCATCTTCAGGAGATAATCCTTGAGATATATAAGTAACAAACAATTCTTCATTAGCAGTCATGCTTTTTCTATTAACAACAATTTCTTCAGGCGTACGATTACCACCAAAAGAATATATATTAGTTCTTTTGTCTGTATCCATTATTGTTGATTTTAAATTTATAAAAGTACCTGTGCAAGTACCTACATACCCACGTTCACCATTATGTCTAAGCATATTACCTTTTCTAAGTATTTGAATAATGCAATCATCATCTGCTATTACCCAATCTCCTATATTAGCTTTACGCCAGTCCTTTAATGGTTTTATGTTAGAAGGGACTTCTTCTATAGTGTCGTAAACAGCATGCTTCATTTTATTTACTTTATAATAACGCACTATGCTTCTCCAACAATATACAACTCATCAAGCATCTTTAATGTATCTAAGTCAAAGTAGTCATCTAAAAATTCAAAATTAGAATCTATAGGTCCTACTGGATTTACAGTAGCTATGCCTTCAGCAATATGTTCTACTGTACCTTCTTCGACATTATAAATTATCTCAAGAGTGTAAATAAGATTTCCCTTTTTGTTTTTCTTTGACATGCATAAATATAAAACAATGTGAGCAAATTTCCCAAAAAAATTTGTGAACCACTACCAAATTAGACGTAGGTTCCCCCTGATATAAGCAAAAATTTAATTTTAAATTTCATTAAAGCCAGTACTCCGAGGACCCATACTTTAACTTATATTAAAACAATTTGCGGAACTATTGGGGACAAACTCTTTATCCTATTTGGAGAGCAACCCAACTTCTGAACCTCACAGCAGAACCATTGCAGGGGTACTGGAAGGCTGATAAATCTAAGTAACTGATTTGTTCCTGAACTATAAATTACTGTAGCTTAATTCTAAAAACAAATAAAAAAGGTTAACTTTCAAAAATTGTAGGATTTTAGTGGAGACCCCAATTTATAGGGTAGGCCCCCTGACAATTCCTTTTCCTATTTATGGTTTTGGTTATTTTTCAATCGAAAATAGGTTTCAATCAATTAGTTATATGAAAGGATATACGTTATGATTATCAAAATGTATTTACAGAAAATATATGTACAGTCTCAACAAAAAGAACTATGGCAATATTCAAGCAAAGAAAGAAAAGCAGTTGCCATCTTTGGACAAGCAATGCAAGGCGTGAGCATTAGCAAATATACTCCAGGTGTTACACAGAGTGCTAGCCCTGATATATATTCTTGCTTTGTACCACAATATACTGATGAGATAGCACAAGAAGTCATAGACGCAAATGGTAGCAATGTGTTCTACTATGCAACAGATGACGCAGGCAACGAGGCTATCATCACAGAAGAAGAAGGCTTAGCAAAGATGAAAGAATCAATGCAAGCAAGTACTGCACAGCCTTCAGTATAGTATCAAAAGAACTTGAGAGTATTGGGAATGATTTTGGAACGCAATGCGTAGATAGTGCACATGTCTATGTCCTTGATGAACCATTGTAGCCATTAGTACATACGCAAAGGAAAGCCTATGTAGTCATTCTATACCAAACAATACTCTCTTGAAAGACATTGGATAGCCTTTGGCTATGTTTGTTGATGTGTACGTAGTCATATCTCTTGATGTATGTACACAATAAAACAGAATTATATAAATAAACGTCACATAAACTAGGAGTCATTATGAACTATCGTAACAACAAGGCATTACAAGCCTATAAATCGTACTTATTACACACTTTATTAGCCTTTGTATGTATAACTGTAACTCTAGGTCTTATCAGCCTATTCTTACGTATTATGAGGTGGATGTACTAACAAGATATAAATAGGGAGGCGTTCCTATGAACGAAAAAGAGATAGACACACAAGTAAAAGCGTTGCTTGACTTAACTGACAATAGTTATGCAGCAGCAATGTTTATTGTTTGTCTTGACATTCAAGTAAAAGAGTCTAACAATTATTGCGGATGATGACTCTGTCCATTGGGGAGACTATCTAGGAGTGGGTAGTCTCCTCGCAATACAAAGGAGATAAACATGGCAAAAAGAAAACAATTATATTTAGTTCACTATAACAATATAACAGGTGAAAGTGTACAAGAAGATAACCTTTGTCCTGAGTGTGATGGTGATGGTGTCTTTGTAGGTGATTACGAAGACGGTGGTAAAGATTTAGATATAAGTCCTTGTGAGTTCTGTAACATGACAGGTGTTTCTGTACCAAACAAAGACTATAAAGTAGAAGCTTGTGATACAGAAGATGGACCATTATATAGAGTAGTAAAGATATAGAGTTGTCTGGCATACACAGGTAGAGTTTAAAGGCATCTCGAGAGCCCTCTCAAAGTATGCCAATAATTTAAAGAATTGAGTGTGATTAGCGTCATACGAAATAGTTGCCAGGTGGACAAATTACTCACGTTAGTTAAACATTGACATTCCTAGGGTGTCATAGAGTACTTCTCAAGCAAATGCCACAACTCCTGAAACAGGATGAACTTACTATATCAAACTTATTTATAAGCGAGAACACTGGTAAGCAGTCTCTAAGCGTAGATATACGCAATCCACGGTAGATTCCTTCTTAAGACTGACTGTGGACTAGAATTATATAATTACAAGTATGTAACTAGTTTAGTAGCAGTCCTGAGAAGTTACACTAAGTTTATTCCAGGAACTCACAATCTAGATGAAACTGTCAGCTAGTGAGCACTACTATTAAACGAAAAAAAAGCTTGTATAAATTTACAGGTTATTGCTGTAATAAGCCATGGGTCCTGTAATAAACACGCCAACGGTGAGCAGTTGGAGATACGGTTAGCATTGGTTATAAAATATGTAGCTAAGGATAAACAGTATCAATCACTTAAATAGATGTCGGAGTCTATTTATAATTATAGAGAGTCAATAACTGGTCCTGTAAGTCCTGAAACATTGGAATGAAGGCAAAGGAATATGTGAGGCTCTCTATAAATTAAGGAGAACAATATGGAATGGACATGTATTGAATGTGAATTTCCTTATAGAGATAATGTACAAGGAGACGCTGAAGAACGTATGTGTTATAAATGTTTAAACAAGGAGAAATTATGAGCAATAAAAAAAGAGACTTTATACCAATTGATAAAGACCCTATTCAAATGGTTACTCAAAAATATCGCAGAAATTTGCTTTCTTATAATATGATATTTCATTCAGATAAGTGGGAAGAAGTTCCAACAGAAGATTTATGGGAAGATGGTGAAATATCTAATACTACTTGTATGGTTAAAATTTATGATAATGTAGTAGTAGAAGGTAAATGGAAATTAATAAGACAAGTGGAAAAAGATATAGATTATTCTACTAACAGTTCTATAAAAAAGGAGAAAAAATGATAAATGATATGGAAAATATAGAAGATGTAGTGTTGTTATTTGACCAAGTATTTGGCAAAGATGACATAGTTGGTGAAAAAGATTTCTTTGAATTTATGAAAAGAGCTAATAGAGATTTAACAGCTAAACAAAGATATATAATATTAAGAATAACTATAAACGCATTGAGAGGAGCTAATGATGAGTGATGTAAAATATTGGGACAACATGGCTAAAACAGTATTAGAAGGTAAAAAAATTATTAAAGCAGAGTATATATCAGAAGAAGAAGCTTTACGTTATGGCTGGGACTACAGAGGTGTATCGCTTATATTAGATGATAATACTCGTATAATAGTAATGCGAGATGATGAAGGTAATAACGCTGGTGTTCTTGCTTATTTAAATGAAGGCGTAGATTCAGTATTACCTGTGTTAAGAGACTAATAATAATAAAGTAAAGGAGAGAGTTATGGTAAGTGAAAGGGAATTACCAGTTAGTAAAGAAAAATGGATAGAGTTTAAAGAAATGCAAATGAGTGGTATGTTTAATATGTTTGACCCACAGGCAAGAGAAGGTACATCTTTAACTCTAACAGAATGGTTGTATGTAATGGAAAATTATGATGAACTATCATTAATATATGAAGGGAGAAGATAATGGGAATGGATGTGTATGGATTAAATCCAAAAGAAAATACAAAAATGGCAGATTATCCTACTTTAAATAAATACAATAAAATGGACTACGAAGAAAAGTGGAAAATTCTTGATAAAGCTAAAGGAGAGAGAGATAAATACTGGTCAGAAAAAGATAAATATAATAAAGATAATCCAGGTGTTTATTTTCGTAACAATTGTTGGTGGTGGAGACCATTATGGAATTATTGTTATGCAATAGCAGGTGATATAATCTCTGAAGAAGTATGGGATAATGGTCATTGTAATGATGGAGCAGGTCTTGAAGCAGAAGATGCAAAAATACTAGGAGAAAGAATACTAGAGACTATAGAAAATGGAGAGTGTCTTAAATTTCAAGCAGATTATATGCAGCGTTGTGAAGACTCTGATGATGATTTTGCTAAGTCATATCCATTTGATATAGATAATGCAAAAGATTTTGCACATTTCTGTATAAATAGTGGAGGTTTTCAAATATGTTAAATAAAAAGCAAAAAAAAGACCTTGCTCAATATACTTTACATGGCAAATATAATCCTAATACTCAAAAACCTTATATTGAGATAAGGAAAAACGGAGAGCATTACGCTTATGCTCCTTGGAATCTATTTAAAAATCAAATGAAAATAGGAGATTTATATGGCTAAGAGAATAAGTAAACAAGAAAAAGTATTAATGTATCTTCAAACTTATGGTTCTATTACGCCAATGGACGCTTATGAGCTCTTTCAATCTATGCGATTGGGAGCCATAATCCATACATTGAGACATACTGAACCGTATTACAATATAGAAACTAAGAATGAAGGTAAAGCAGGTTATGCAAGATATACTCTAAAACCAGGTGTTTACCCTGATTATGAGTAATTTCTTGGATAATTGTTGGAGAAATGGTAAATTATAGAGCTGTCAAATTAAGGAGAAAGTAAATGAAAACATTACTAGTTGACCTAGAAAATGGCTATAAATCTATAGGTAGTAAAGAAACAATTGAACAAGAGTTTGGATTACCTCTTTTAAATTTTAATGACTTTACTTCATTTAGAACTTTTATAGGCCAATTATGGTCACGTAAAAAAATAGAAAAAAGTGTAAAAGTAGGTACTGTATCTGTCAAGCAAGCGTCTTGGGAAGTAACTGCAAACGAAGGTGTAGAGGTAGACTGTATGGTAATAGATACAGCTAGCGAAATGGCTAAGAAGTTTGCTAGAGAACTAAAAGGCAAAGCAGAGGCATTGCAGTTAAAACAATGGGGTAAACTAAAAGATACCCTAGATAATTTCTTTTCATTTACTAACGCAATACCTTCTAATCTTATTGTTAACTGTCATTGTAAAATGCAATTAGACGATGAGAATGGTGTAATGAGAGTTATGCCTTATATAGAAGGTTCTACTAAAGTAGATGTTGGTAAATGGTTTGATTTTGTAGTGTACACTAAGGTTCGTAAATCTAAAGATGGTAATCGTGAATATGTATGGGTAACATCAAGAGACGAACATTATTGTCATGCAAAAGATAGAACACAAGAATTACCTGCTGAAATACCACAAGACTATAGTATAATATTCGATGCTGTTAAGAAAAAAGGATGGGATACTGCTAAAGTACTTGTGATAGGCGAGCCAGGTAGTGGTAAGACGCTTAGTCTTAAAACGTTAACGAAAGTAAGCTAAGGAGAAATAACTATGGGAATAGTTGTAACTAAAAAAGATAGCGGTGGTGGATATGATGAAGGTTGGAAAACTGTAACTATAAATAAAGCTGTTAAAGGTGACTTTAATGGTTCTAAATATATAGATTTACATTTTGAAGGCTATCCAGAAACCGTTAAATGTAGAGTATGGGAAGCTCGTAACAAAGATGGTGAAGAGTTTTCTGTAACAAATATGGTTAGATATTCTAATCCAACTATATTAGAAGAGATGGATAGAGATGGAACTGCTGCTGCAAGTCTAGATGACTCGCCTGCTGGTTTACAAGGTAAATCATTGCAAGTATTATTTTATAAGAAAGCAAATGGTTACTCAGAAATATCACAGAAGGTAGCTCCTGCTAGTCCGTTTCAAAACATTGTAGATAATTTTGACGAAAATAGAATTGCTCGTATAAAAGAATCTGCTGAAGCCTACCAAACCAGAAGAAATCAAGCTAATGGTGTAGTAGCTGAAACAACAGAAGGTAAATCAAGCGATATGCCTTTTTAAATTAATAATCGTAAAATTAAATGGAGTTTATGAGCCTCACGTCAGTATGAAATAGGACTACCGAGCATAACTCCTTTTAATTTATAAAGAAAGGAGATAAATATGATAAGAGAATTTGCATTTGGATTATCTAATAGGCATCATTTCTTCCCAACAGATAATTCTGTTAAATGGGAGAACGTTGCTAAAGACACATTTTTATCATTGTATGGATATGATGACGATGTTATAGAATACTTTAATAAAAAGAAAACATTGTCTGGATATGACGGTTCTATATATATGCCTAAAGAATTTGTGTTAGATGTAGATGGTGTAGAAGTAGAAGAAGCACAAGACAAAGCAATTAAACTTGTATCTTTATTAAGCAACTTAAATGTTCCTTGTAATATTTATTTTAGTGGCAGAGGTTTTCATATAGGCATTCCAGATAAGGCGTTTAAATGGAAGCCAGGCAGAAACTTGCATTTGTGTGTAAAAGATGAGTTAGATAAAAGAGGTATATATAAATATGCTGATGTATCTGTTACAGACAAGACTAGAATTATTAGGCTTAACAATACATTAAACAGTAAATCTAAACTATGGAAGATTTATATAAAAAGTGAAGAATTACTTGAACTAAATGCATTAGGTATAAAAGCTTTGGCAAATAAACCAAGACAAATAGAAATACCTACACTTGAATGTGAGCCTGTTTTTGATGTAATGGAACGAGAATCTAAAAAGCAAACTATTAAGTTTAAAGAAACTATTGGTAAAGAGCCAGACCCTATGTTATATCCATGCATACAAACAATGTTAAAAGGTGGTACGTATGGTGGTAGACATGCTATGGCTTTACGTTTAGGTGCTTGGTTAAGATGGCGTTATCCAGAAGACGTAGTAAGATTAATCATGGAAGACTGGCGACAAAGAGTATCAACTGTTGAGCATCCATTTAAGAAAGATGAGATGGACAGGCTTATTACTGATTGTTATAAAGGTCATGGTGGTAATGGTTATCGTTATGGTTGTAATGATAAAATAATGGATAAGCATTGTAATTCTACATGTACTTTATTTAAAGCTAAGAAATCACAAGGCATTATGTCTGCTAACGATATGGAAGAAAACTTAATTAGCTGGTTAAAAGGTGATGTAGTTCCTATAGATATAGGTGGTTTATATAATAAGAACTTTCTTGTATATCCTGGTGAACTTGTAGTAATTCAGGCTCCTCCTAAATCTATGAAGACTATGTTATTGCAGAATTGGGTTAACTCATTTAAGAAAAGAACTTACTTTTTAGAAATGGAGATGTCACCAAGGCAGATATGGCAACGTTTTATACAAATAGAACAAGGCTGGGACGAAGACCAATTAAGACAACATTATGCTAGAGAAAATTATAGCCTAGCTGATAAGTTTAAATGGTTAAACGTAGATTATCAACCTTGTTTTGCTATAGAACTAGAAAAGAAAATAAGTATGCTTCCAGAAAAACCAGAGGTAGTTGTTATCGACCATATGGGTTTATTGTTATCTAAACATAGAGACTTAAATCTAAAGATGGAGGAGATTGCTGGTGCTTTAACTGAAGTTGCTGTAAAACATAATATAATAGTATTTGCTATATCAGAAATAACTAAAACAGCTATGACAGAAGGTATGGGTATATCTTCTTCTAGAGGTTCTTTTAGAATTGCTTACAATGCAAGTAAAATACTTTCTTTGTCTGTACAGAAGAATCTAGAAGGTGATGTACAAAACATGGTAATTAAAACAGAAGCAAATAGAGAACGTGGTTCTTTAGATGTAATACTTAAAATAAATGGTGTTAGAATAGACACATTAAGGAGTCCAAATGTCAAATAAAAGAAGCTTAGGTCAAATAAGTAGTGATATTATGTTAGTTCAAAATAGCTTTGAGTTAACAGAAGAAGAAATAAATGAACAACTAGATATATTACATACTGAATTACATGAAAAGGAAAACGGTGTTTACTGGTTCTATAAAAACCTAGATAGCAAGGTCGCTTTAGCTAAAGAGTATAAAGAAAAAGCAGATGCAGTACTTAAAAAACTTGCATATACTCAGAAAAGACTAAAGGGACTTGTTATAGAGGCTTATGCAGCTAGTGGGCAGCTTCCAGCACATGATGAATTTAATCCAATTAAAATAATGGAAACAGGTAAGGTAGAAATATTAGATGAAACTAAAATACCTAGAGAATATTATATTGAAAAGATTGAATTAAGATTAGACAAAAAAAGACTACTTGAGGAATTAAAAGAAGGTAAAGATATTCCTGGAGTAGTATTACAAACAAACAAACACGTCAGGGGGTTAAAATGATACATCCTTATGGAGAAATAAGAAAGGTGCCTTTGGATTACCAAGGCATCAAGTCTACAGCTTATGCTGTACAAAGGCAAGAAATAAAAGATGAAGGGTTAAAATGGAAAGAGTGTGGTGTAGTAGGTAGTAATTATCTACTAGTACCTAACTCTGAAGTAAGAGACTTGGCTAATGAAATAGCCACTGAGTCAGCATTAACTTGGGAACCAATGAAGACATTCTTTAATGGTAAACAATTTGCTTATTTTATGCAATGTAAATCAGATACTACTGAGATAGCTAAAGATGATGATATAGCTCTTGGTATGGCTTTCTGGAATAGTTATGATGGCTCAACAGCGTTACAGTTTAGAACGTTCCTTGTAAGATTAGTATGTACCAATGGTATGATAACTAAAGACTTTATGAACTTGATGAAATTCAAGCATAATAAAACGTCTGAAGGATACGATAAACAAATTATTAACGCTGCTAAAGTTGTAGATAACTGTGGAGAAGATATTGAAACAGTTGCTAAAAGAATGAGAAAGATGGTAGAAACACCAGTTGATTTAAATGAATTAGCTTATATAAGAAATAATTATTTAGGTCATCTACCTGTTACATTATGGGGTAAAATAAGTTCACACTTCTTGCAAAAGCATGATAGAGATATATTTGATGATAATGTAAACATGTGGGATTTCTACAATGCATGCACAGATATATTGTGGCATGATAAGAAACCAACTATGGCTTCGCTAGAACATAATCAGGTAATAACTGATAGATTGTTAGGAGCTATGTCGTAATTAATGAGGAACGCCAAAAGGGGGAGCAGTTACCTTTCGCTGCTCTCCCTAAGTTTAAGGGGGAATATGAAATTTATAACACGTAAAACAATGCAAATAAGAGAGTCAGGTCGTAGTAGTGACTTTATAACACCAAGTTTTGGTTTTGGTTGCTTATATAAATGTAGCTATTGCTATATGAGAAGACATTTGCCAAAAGGTTTAAACATTGCAACTAATACAGACTCTATAATAGATGCAATACATCATCATTTATGGTTACTTAAATGGCCTAAAGTGCCTAACCAGACACACGAAAAGTATTACACATATGATTTTAGTTGTAACGAAGATTATATTTTACATGCAAAGTATCACGAGTGGGATTTGTTATTTGATTATTTTAAAACAAATGATAAAGCAATGGGTACAGCTGCAACAAAATATGTTAACAAAAAAATGCTGGGGTATGATGCGAAAAGAAAAATACGCATAAGGTTTAGCATTATGCCTCAGTCATTGTCTGATAAATTAGAGCCAGGTACATCTAAGATTATAGACAGAATAAAAGCAGTTAATGATTTTTATGAAGCAGGTTATGACGTTCATTTAAACTACTCACCAATAATAGTTTATAAAGATTACATAGAAGATTATAAAAAATTATTTAAATTAGTTGACATGAACATTGATGATTCAATAAAAAACAAAGTTAAGGCAGAATGTATATTTCTTACACATAATAAGAAAATGCATGCTATTAATGATAAAGAAGTAGAAGATATTTTATGGCAGCCATCTATACAGGAGACTAAAACTTCAGAGTATGGCAATGTAAACATAAGGTATAAATATAAACTAAAACGAAAATATATAAATGATTTTCTTAATGCACATAGTCACAACTTACCATGGCAAGAAGTTAGGTATATATTTTAAGGAGGAATAATGGCAACTAAAAAAATAACAATAAAAGAAGCAGAGAAAAGAATAAATATACTAGCTTATAATCTTAACGTTGCGAAAGCAGCTATAGATAATATAGGACTTGCTTTTAGCCAGTATTTAAAATACAAAGGCGATGAAGAGGAGTTTAAAAAATATTTAGAAAATAAATCAAAAGTTGATAAATTAAAGGAAAGTGTCGAAAATGATGCAAAATAAGCAAGATATAGTAGAAAGACTAAAAACTTATCAAGATAAAATGTACAAAGGAGGCACTATGAAATTAGTAGATTTAAAGTTTGAATGCAGAGAATGTAAGATACATTTTACCCCAGGAGAACTTAGAGCTAAAAAATTGATGCAATCAAAAGGAGTTATAAATGAATGTAAACAATGTGAAGACAGAAATAGTGATATGTCATAATTGTGGATGCACTATGAAAGACAAGTCTAAATTTGACGATGCTATTTCTAGGGCTCTTTATAAATTAAAACAAGAAACAGGTTTTGGAATAAAGGAGGAACATGAAACCAACTAAAGAAAAAACAAAAAAAGTAGTAAAAAAAGACTCTGTAAAGAAAGACTCTAGTAAAAGACTATCTGATATGGAAGAGCTGATAGTTTTAATAGATGAAAAAATTAGAGCATTAGAAAATGATATGGTAGAAATGCAAAGCATATACAATAGAATGAGAGATAGGATAGGTATATAATGCTATTATCAAGAAAATATATTAGAAAAGTTTTTACAGACCTAAGTATACAACTTAGCGAAAAAGCATTAGATGATATATGTGAGAAGTTAAAAATAGATGTTGGCAAGTACGCTTTAAATGCTAAAGACTTAGGTATAAAACGTGTAACTAAAGAAAAAGTTTCAATAATAACAGGAGACTTCGATGCATAAAGAGTATATGGATTTAGAAGAGAAAGCAAAGAATCTTATAGCCTTTGCTAGAAATACTAATGAAAATGAACTTGACAATGTAGTTAAAGCCATTGTAAATTTTGCTAGGGACGAACGAATAAAATTATTACAAGAACTAGCAAAACATTTAGGTATAGATGAAACCATCATCGGCAAAAGGCAAAGGCAGGAGACTGCAAAATTATTTAAAAGATAAGCTTTATGATTATTTCCCCTCACTAAGGAAGGGTGACGTGAAAACAGCTGTAATGGGAGAGTCTGGTGAAGACATTATTCTCTCCCCTGCAGCAAGAGATGTAATACCATTTAGCTTTGAATGTAAAAACCAAGAACGGTTAAACATATGGGAATCTTTGTCTCAAGCTGAAGACAATTGTGAAGAATACACACCTGCTGTAGTATTTAAAAGAAATAGAACAAAAACATACATAGCCCTTGAGCTAGAAGAATTTTTAAAAATAATAGGAGAGTAAATGACTGTAGAGGAAAGACTTGCAAGAGAACAATTAATTAATGAAGTTAAATTATCAATTTACAATAGCATAATAGGTGATAGTTTTGAAAGAAATAATTACGAAGATATGCCAGTAAATGATAAAATGAGAGTTATAACACTTATACACAAACTAGATAAATTACCTACCAAGATTGTTTCTTAACTGTTTTATAATAGGATTGTTGTATTTAATATCAATGCATGATGCTACGTTTGCATCATCTATTGGGTTTTTAATATTCTATAATAAAATATTTAATTCTATATTTTAATCTGTAATCTCATCTATATAATCATACATAAATAAGAATGAATTTTGACCTGTATTTCTTAATAGGTCTACTAGTCTTCGACTAGGTCTTCCTGTAGAAGGGTCTGTAAATCCTGGAACTATTGGTATTTTTGGATGTCCTTGAAATGCTGTTCTGGCTATATCAAAAGCCTTCTTTTCAGTATATTTAGAAAAAGGTAATATTTCAGGTCTACCATATTTTAATGGACCCATCATAGACATTAGTCTTTCAGCTTTTTGTGCAGCTATTTTTTCATTTTCAAGAGCTGTTGCAAAAATTATTCCTGCCATTCCGTCTATAGTTAAAGTCCAACCTGCTCCCATCCAAGGTATTCTATAAACCCATTTATTTATAGCTTTTTCCCATTCTTCTTCATCTTCTGGAGGTTCATAACCTCTACCCCACCAAGTTCTAAGGCCTAAAGCTAAAGGCAATGTATACCAAGATAAATAATCAGAATGCATAGCACTTTTTAAACTACCAGTTTGTCTAAAATCTGAAGCAAGTCGCATTAATTTTCTTGATATTGAAAGAGGATTTGTAAAAGCAAAGTCCATAAATAATTGCATAGGTAATGAAAATCTTACCATAGAAACTGCAGAAGCCATTTCTGGATTAGTTACTCTTTGTCCTTGGCCTACTTTTAATCCAGCTAAAACTATTTTTAAAAACGCTCTAAAATTAGCAGTGGTTTTTCCAGACTGTTCGTCTAATTTAAAATCTTTTGGAATTTTTCTTATACTTCTTTCAGTATCACGAATCATGGATTTATCTGAAAACATTCTTTGAATAGACCAGTATTTAAATTTAGCCCAAGGTTTAGCAGGACCATATTGATATTCTGGTAAATCTGAAGTAGACATTCCAAAGTTAGTTTCAAAAGAATATGCTATACCTATTTGTAAAGCTTTTGCTATATCTTCCCCTTCTGTAAATTCTGACCAATGAATATCATTTCTTAATTCTCCATTTTTCCAAGCTTGGTCAACTCCTGTTATAAATGAAATACTTCTTAAGGCCTGCTCTGTATTACTCATTGTTAAATTAAGGCTTCTAACTATACTACCAAGACCTCCTACACCAGCAGCGTATCCTCGATTTAAAAAAGCTTTAAAAGAACTTGCATTTACTAAAGGTTTAATTACATATTTTTTTTCTATAGCAAATTGTATTAACTTTCTAGCAGCTTGCAATTTCATATCAAGTCTAACATCTCTTAAACTAGATTGTATTACATCTAAATTTCTTACATATATATCTTCTTTTTTAAGCCATGATTTAGAGTTAGATAAAATTTGCACTATTTTTTCTTCATATCTTTTAGCTGCTTTATCCATGCTAGCAGGATTTTTTTTAGTATATTTATCTTGAGTAGTTGCAACAAATACAGCCATTTCAAATAATAATTGCTCACTAACTTGACTTTCTAACTGAGCTTCAGTTATACCATTTACCATTGCATCACTAAAAAAATCTGAAAAATTTGTTACACCTGATAAGTTTATTAGTTTTTGTATTCCTTCTTGTTTTTGAAAATATAAGTTTATTGCATCAAAAGTTTTTTTAAGACCTGCTTTAAATACAGTATTTGCTAATCCTGAAACATTAGTTATAGCAGAACTAGCTTTATTTAATGATAAACCAGACCATTGAGTTTGCAGTATTCTTGATTTTTTCATTTGAGTATGAGGGTCTACATTTGCTCTATATAAAGTACCACTAAAACGTTTTGGAAATAATCTTTCTAATTGTTGCATTATTATATATGCAGGGTTCCAGCTTCTTATAAAATTTGAAAATGTAGTATAGCTTTCATAATCACCAAACATACCGCTTTCTTTAACAGAAGAATAAGTAGTTCTATGATTATTAATACCAGCTTTAATTAATGCCATTACTTCTTTTTTACTTTTTAAAAATCTTTTTGACTCAGGTTTTTGTTGGTCTTTTTTAATTAAAATAAGTCCATCTAATAATGTAGACGCTAAATGATTTCTTTCAATTGCTGTCATTTGAGCTGTTAAAACATCAAGAAATACAGAAATACCTCTTTGACTATTTCTTAAATCATACGCATTACTAATTCTTTTAAAATGTTTATTGTCTTTTGCTAAATGCATTAAAGTATTTGTTTGAGAATCTACGTGATAATTAGATAAATTGTTAAAAGTAGTTTGAGCACTTTCTAATTTAGAATTTAAAATTTTAATTTTATCCTTAATAATAGCAATTTCTTCAACTGTATATTTTTCAGTATTTTCTGCAGCTAATGACAATTTAGATATATCTCTTTCTAATTCATTCATAAGCTTAGAAACCATTTCTCTTAAAACATTAGAATCATATCTTGTAGGATAATAATTCTTTCTAAATTCAGGCTCATCAGGATAATACGAACCACCATTAGCTAAAACCATTCCATCTGAAACTGTATTTGCAAAGTTTTCTTGTATAATTTCTACTAATTCTTTTTGGTCATCTGTTAAATGTTCTAATAAATCAACATAAGGTATTGTTTTTATCTCACCATTTGCTTGTTCTACATCTTTATATAAAAGAGTGTAGTTATCTTTAACCATCTGGCTAGGGTAATCTAATTCTGTAGTATCAAAAAAGAATATTTTCTTTATAGCCATTTCATTAAAACTTTTTCTTGTACTAGGGTCCATAATATCTTTAGCAAATACTCCATCAAATAAACTAACAAATTTATCTAAAATACCTTGTGTTACATCAGACATTTCTCCTGTAGTATAGTTAAAAACAGTATCTAGCAATGGCCTAGCACTTTTAGTTAAATTAACAAACTTTTCTTTTTGCTTATCATTTAATTTTAAATAAAAATTAGCTTTAGGTTCTTTTTTAACATAATCTTTAAATCTTACTGGCTTTTGAAAACTGTACATAATATCTCCAGGTACTCCCTCTGTCCTACTTTCATATCTCATAGGTCTTTGTCTTCCTGGATTATCAGGGTCTTCTTCTAGTCTCATACTATATTCAGTATTAATCATAAACTCATTTTTATCGTTTAAAAATACCCAACCTTTCATATAAGCACCAAAAAGCTCATACATTTTTATTTCATTATCTACAGGTATTTCACCCTTTTTAACTTTTGTAGTTTTTTTAATAACTATATCTTTTAATTCTTCTGTTATTTGTTCAAATGATTTATCAAATCCTTTTACTTTATATTTTTTTTCATTTCCTGTAAGAAGATTAGGATATTGCATAAACTTTGACACTCTGTTAGCTATTCTTGATGCATGTTCTCTAGTACCTTTAGTCATTGCAAACCAAGCTCCAGTAGGGTCAGAAAAAGCAAGATTTTTAGGAGTTGTTAATGTGCCTTGAAAACTACCAATTTTAACCCTAGTACGACCAGAAGATGTTTTTTGATTTATAATATCAGATGCTTTATTTATAAACTGAGTTAATGATGCTTCTGGATATTTTGCTAATTCTTCAAAAGTTATAGCATTTATAGTTTCTGTTTCTTTTCCAAGTTTTGTTTTTCCTAAATATACATCTTGTGGTTTTCTAGTTAAAATATATTCATGCATCATAGGTACTATTTGTGGTTCTTGTCTAAGAATTGACATAAAGATTTGAGCAAGTCGTTCTCTTTCTTGTTTTGTACCATATGCTTTTATCCATGATACTTTTAAATCTTTTTCTGGAATTAATGTATGTACATCATAACCTTGTTTTAATAGTTCTTCAGACCATTCATCACTTCTTTGTTGCCATCCTGGAAAATATTTAGTTAAAATATTGTTATAAACCTGACCTGATATAATATCATTATTAATAATAGCACTAACGTTTTCTTTAGTTTGATTGCACTTGTTACTAGCCATTAACAATCCTCCTTAATAATACGTTCTAATATTCTATATTTTTCTTGTTTAAGTTTTTTATCATTATTGTTTAAATCTCTTACTTGCTCATTATATAGCTTAAAGTAATTTTTAACAATTTCAGGGTCTAGCATACTAGCTTGGTCTTTTCTATCACTTACTGGAGGCATACTAAAACCCCATCTTTCTTTGCTTATTTGTCCTTCTAGAAAATAATAAGTTGCAGTTACTTGAGCTGTATTAGATAGTCCATCAAACATAGCATCGTATTGCTCCTTCCATTCTATCATTTTATCATTTCTATCTACAGATTGTGGTCCCTTAGCATTATATTCGTCACGTCTTTTTTTCCATTCATTAGACATTTTAATAGCATAATTTAAACCTTTTTGTCTTTCTTCTTGCTTTCTTTCAACAGATAGTAAATTGTCTTTGTCATATGCTTTGTTTAAATAAAACTCTTTTAGTCTATCTAATTCATTCATACTAGATACATGAGAGTTCATATGAACCATGTCGTTTACTATAAATGGTGATGCATCATATCCCATTAAATTATATTTTGCTACAGATGTCATTTCTTCTAAAATTTCACTTGGTGCAATTGCTATCATTTCTATAGGTGCTAGTTCAATACTTCCAATATTTCTAGTTTTTAATTTACTTATTATTTTAAGATTATCTGATAAGTATTTTTGTCTATTCATAATGTAAGATTTATATATACCACTCTTTTTTAATACATCTCTAAATGCAAATTGAGAACCAAATTCATAACCATTTCTAATTCTGTTAGCCTGTATATGCAATCTTACTAATGGCTGAATAACTTCATCATAGTCTTTACCTGTTTGAGATATATCAGAACCATCTTCATATGTAAATATTCTTGTCCATATAAAACTATCATTCTCATATCCCCATTGACCAAGTAATCCATATTTAGAATTATCTACAGATGCTTGCAACATTAATCTTAAAAATTCATCTACTGTTCCTGTCCATCCTTGTTTATTTTTATATGGTACATTTAAATATACTTTATCTTGTCTACCTTTTAATATTATATTTCTTCCCATTATTTCTTTAGATTCAAAGCTTTCATAAAATTTATTTATTATTCCATATACTGAGCTAGCATTAGCTATTTCACCTATAGCCATCTCTCCAGATATTAATCTATTAATTAAGCCAGCTCTTCCTTTTCTACTTAATAAAAAGTATTTTAATTTTTCGTTAACAAAATCATCTAGGTTTAAATCTCTTATTTCTAAATTATTAAAATGATTTACATAATCTAATGTCATTTGGTCTGTAGGTAAAAATTCTATCTCTACGTGGTCACCATCAGCATCACCTTCTATTCTGTTTTTAATATCTTCTATGTTCATCATTACAACAGCTTCTCTTTCATGCAAGAATTTTACTCTACCCATATATGTACCACCTTCATTAGCTACAGGAGACCTAGTTACCATGCCATAAACTTCATTATTTAAAAGCCATTGATTAATTTCATCGTTAGTTATTTCACTATTTGGAGCTGTTATGTTATTTGCTTCTTTATATTTGTTAAAGATATAACTAGCTTTATGTCTTGATATACTAATTTCTTTTGGTTTTAATGTATTTGTTGCATCCATAGAGACATTGTATACACTTCCGTTTTTACCGCTTAAAGTTAAAGCAGGTTCTATTAAATGTCCTTGTACAAGTTGGTCTATAAGCTTACCAGTTTGCTGATGAAACCCTGCACCTAATCTAGCTAATTCTAATATATGTGGTATAAAACCTATCTCATCTACACCATGTATATCCTCTAATTTTTTAGCAATTTTTTCTGCTGCAGTTTTACCACCTTTAGTATCAGATGCAAGTCTAATAACTTCTCTAATTTTTTTCTCTACAATAGGTAAGTAATTATCTTTAAAATTGTTTATTATAACAGGATTGTCTACAAAATTGTATACTTGTTGAATATGTTTTGCATGAGGAGTGCTACCTTCTTCAAATTTTATAAACCCAACAGAAACTCCAGGTATTACAAGTTTACCATTATTTAATAACTTACCATCTTTATCAAATAGCATTCCGTTATTTTCAGAACCAATTTTAATTTCATCACTTGTTGCTAAAAAGTCTAAATAATTTCTTTTTCCTGCTTTATAATCAGGATGTGCTTCTCCTAATACTAAATTACCAGAATCATTAACTCTAAATAATACTTCTCTTTTTTTGTTTAATATTTTTAATCCAGGCTCAACTCTTTGATGTTGATGTTTTAATGCATAAGTATTTATACCATCCATCATATATTGTACAGTTTTTGCTACATTAGTACCTTTTCTTAAGCCATGCCCTTTATTTAATTTTACATTAAATGTATCTTTAGATGTCATTGTTTCTCCGTCACCTATATATTGCTTAGACTTGCCAGATACTTTTTGCATTGGAGAAAATGGCTCTCTATCTTTATATTGAAATAATACTTGTGAAGGATTAAAATAATATGCTATTAAATTATCCATATTTTCATTTACTGTTACAGGTGTAAATGGTATTTTTAATCGCTTGTATACATTTGGTCCACCTTTTTTATCCATTAAATATTTAGGCCAAACTTCTTTCATTCCTTCATGTACTGCTATTTCTGCAGCTCTATTTGTTGCATTGTTTTTATAATCACTAGTTGCAAAAAGTTTCATAAGTTCTCTGGCTTGAGATGAAGTCATACGTTCTTCAGAAACTTCTTTACTTAAATAATCTGTAACACTTTTATTTGTTTTAGCTATGTTTTTATGTTCTTGTTTTATATCTACAATAGCAAGCTTAGGAGAGTTTCCTCTAGAAAATGCAATAACTTTACCATGATTTTTAATTAAATAATTATCTAATGACTCTAACTCTTGTTGATTTAAAAAGTTATACAGTACGTTATTATTTATCATCATACCATTAGCAAAGATAGTTCTCTTTCTCATGTTCTTTTTAGAAAACCAATTAAATAGTCCTTTAACAGTTGGTAAAAAATCTGCAAGTGTTTTCTTTTGAAAACCTGGATTGCTTCTAGATTTATCATTGTTAGCTAAAAACTTTCTTTCAGGTCCCATTAGCTCAATAGAGAAAGAACCGTCTGTATTAATTTGTACTTCATAATTTTTAATACCTGACATTTCTTTGTTGTTAGTTCTTTCCATGCTTCTTATTCTATTATAAAACTTAATCATACCTTCTTTTTTCCATTGAGGTAATGCTCCACGATATTTTATAATTTTTAAAGCTTTTGGCAACCACTTATCAAATGTATTAAATGCATCTCTTTTAGATAAAACAATCATTCTATTTAAATCTTGTTGTAATAATGTTACTCCAAAGTCTTTTATAAAAGTTAGATTATGAGAAGGTAATACTTTTTCATTTGTATTTACTAATCCCATTCTTCTAGATATGTCAAACATTGTTTCTTCGTTTTCTTCTAATTGCTCAAACATTTCATCGTAAATACTATTTTGACCTATTGGTGTTGAATTGTCACCAACTGGTTTCTTAATATTAAACTTACCTCTATACCATGTATAAAAAGTTTCTTTTACTTCAGCTCTTAATGAAGAGTCCATAATATTAAAGAAATCTTCTTTTCTAGTTTGTTTTTTAAGTGGTTTAGATATATCCCACATTCTATTAAAAAAGTCTTTTAACCAAGCTTTATCTCTAGACAATTCATCAGACATAGTAAGCTCTTGTTCTTTTTCTACATAAGCCATTAACTGAAATCTATCTGTTGGTCTAAAATCAAATTGCTCTTTTAATATAGCAGCATCAACTTTTTCTAAAGTAAATCTTCTATTTGAATTAGCAAGTAGTCTTGCAACTTCTTTAAAGCTAGTGTCTGGGTTTAATGACCTTGCATATATATTAGTAGTCCAAGAGTTTCCAAATAGTTTAGATTTAAGCCAATCAAAAAATCTTTGTATTGCACGCATAAATACATTGTCTCTTTTTTTATGTATGTTTTCAGCAACATCTGAAATAGAATGTGCAATCAATTCATCTGATATTTCTTTATCTTTGGAATCAAATTTGTTTAAAAGCTTTACAATGTCTTTAGGAAAAAGGTTATATCCGTCAGCTTCATGCACTAACTTATTATACTCATCAATAAAACCAGGTCTTTTCTCATCATTTTGATATGTTTCTACAATATTATTTAATTTTTCTTGACCTAATACACTTTCTGATAATTCTTCTAATATATTATTATATAATGCTGGATTCATTTCTCTTATCTCTGTAATAAAAGGATGCATAAACTCATGGAAACCTGCGTCTGGTGTAGCTAATGCTGTATTAATAGTAACTTTTTTATCTACTTTATCATAATAAGCAGCTATATTGCCTTTATAATTAGTTATATCATCAGATATATTGTCTGTAAATTCTAGTTCAATAGCACCTTCAAATTTATCAAACAACATTTTAGCTATCTTTTTAGTTCTTTCTTGTATTCTTTCTGGCTGTACTTCTGCTTGTCCAGATGCTATTAACATTTGCTTTTTAGATATTTTTTGAAATGCAATATCTTCTAATTCTTTTGTTTCAACCTTAGTAACAATAGGTGTGTCTTGTATAAAAAGCCTATCTTGTGTTCTTGTTATTGCTGTATAAAACCATCTAGCTTGCAATTCTTTATCTGCAATTCCTGTGTCTCTATTTCTCATATATGCTAAATCATCTGCAACAACAAATACATTAGGATATTCCATCCCTTGTACTTTATGCCCTGTAACAGCATATCCATATGTAAATGTAGAAATCTGCTGTCTTAGCTTAGGTCTTTTTGATGTAGGGTCTAAGTATTGCCTAAAACCTGCATCGCCTCCTACGACTATAGATTGTGGTATTGCTGCTCTGCCTATAGTAGTAGGGAACAGTAAGCCTAATCGACCTTCATTATCTTCAAAAATATGTGCATCTACAGTTGTTGTAATAGGTGTTTTTGTTTGTGCGTCATAGGATGTTTGCAATCTAACTTTATGTGAAGATATTAGCTTAGGTTCTTTTAATATAAATTGGTCTCCATTGCTATAATCATCATTATTAGACAATGCAATAAGTCTTTCATTTTTATTAAGTGGGTTAATAGATTTACGTTCATATCTAGCATCTCTTGCAAGCCTGTTCCAACTTTCTCTAGTTTTATTTGTATAAGTTACAGCAACTGTATTGTCTTCACCTGATAAAGCGTCAAGCCTTACCATTGTTTCAAACTCTCTTCTAAAATCAACAGGCTTAGATATTTTAACATTGTCTACATCTTCAACAGGCATTAATGCACCACTATAGCCTTTTTTATTTAAAACAGATTTCATGTTATCATTTCTAATTGCAGTAGCTAGTGTTAATACACCTCCAGCTTTTTGCCTTTGAACATCTGTCATTTGATAGTCAGTATTCTCCATTATCCTAGGGTCATCACCAACAGGTTTTAATTGAAATCCATCACCTATATATATAACTCTAGAACCGTATGTATCTATAATTTTATTTAAATCATCTCTTAGTTTTATATCTATCATAGATGCTTCATCTACAACAATCAATGTCTTTTTATCTGGAGTAAAGCCTGTATCTGCAAATTGTTTTGCAGTTTTTAATTCAAATCTTCCTGTTATTTTATTAGGAGGTCCGTATAAAAATTTATGCAAAGTACTAAATTCTGCTATGTTTTTAATAGGTTGATTCTTATCTTCAATTCTTCTTACAGCTGTATTAGTAAAAGAACTTAAAACTATTTTATTATAACCTTTATCGTTTGCTTGTCTTGCTATATTTTCTACAATAGTTGTTTTACCTGTACCAGCATAACCTGAAAAAACAAAGATATTATCATCTGTAGTATTAGGGTCGTCTGGGTTTTCTATTAAAACTTCTTTATCTATTTTAGTTAATGCTTCTGATTGTTGCTTTGTAGGTACTAATTTATCACTTCTGTTTTTTATTATATTGCTAGTTTTTACCCTTGTCTTGTCTACTACTTCTTCATCTTTAAGCTCATCTTTTTTAACTCCTAATTTGTCAAGCCTTTCTTCAACTGTGTCGTCTGCTTTAATTCCAGCTTCTTCACTTCTTTTACTAAAGTCTTCTAATTTTATTTCCGACCTTTTTTGTAATATTTCATCTTCAGCTTTTCTAATATCGCTTAATTCATTTTGTATTTCAGGAGTCCCTTCTTCTCTATCTTTTTTTATAAGACTAATTTTATATTCTTCTAAGTCCGCAAGTATTTCATCTGCTTGCTCTACAGTTAAAATTTCTTCTGATTCAGTTATTGCAATATCTTTATCATAAGTTTCTTCATCTATTTTAACCTCAGCTCTTTTGTCATCAGGTTTTTCTGGTTTATCTTCAGGTATATATTGTTTAACAGTTATTGGTTTTTCTGGAGCTTTTTCCCACACATAACCTTCTTCAAATAATTCAGGTTTGCCTTCAGGATGTAATATGTTTTCAACATAATTTAATTGTTGTCCTTCAGGTGTTGATGATAAAACATGTTTAGCTGGTTCGTATTTAACTTTAATATATCCATCTACTTCTTCTGTCTTTGAAGGTTCAGGAACTGTAGTAGGTTTAATAATTGTTTCTTCAGTTTCTTGAGCATCAAACTCTGCTTGTACTTCATCTGTAAATTCATCTGAATCTGTTATTTCTGGAGTAGATGCATCAAAAGCTTCTATATCACGTTCTAGTTCAGGGATATTTATTTCAGTATCATCTGTATTAACTTCTGAATTATATGGTCTGCTTAAACTTTCTTCTATAATAGCAAGATAATCTTCAACACCTTCTTGTCCAAAAAAAGACTCTTGAAAGTTTTGTTTAAATACATCTATTGGTACCTGTATTTCTTCATCTTGCAATAACTCTGGATACTCTTTAATATTTTCTACAATAACTTCAGGGTTAATAACTAAACCATCTTCTTCCATTTTTTCTAATGTACTAGAGTCTTGCGTATTTAAATTATCTACAGATACAGTATGATTTGTATCTTCATTTTTATAACCTTCCATAAAACCTTTTACTAGTATTTTAGCATCTTTATATGAAAAGACTTTTTTATTTTCTTCTACCCAGTTATATCCATCTTCATAAGGTGTTGTTGAATTTTGCTTGTCAAGTTCTTCTAAATTACCAATAGATGAGATAACATCTTCATTTGATTTATCTATTTCTTCAATACCATATTTATCTACAATTTTATTTATAGAATCAATATTTTTATCTATCTTTGTTTTTTCTCTATTAGCTTCATACTTTTGTTTTTTATTGTCAGTTATAACTTTTATAACTTCATCATTTTTATTAACAACTACAACTCTCCAAACAGGAAAGCCAGCTTCGTTGTCATATTGTTCAAGCTTAGTTTCTGCTCCTACTAGCCATTTATTAGCCCATGCTACCCTTTTTTCGCCTTCTTCTTTGTTGTAGACATTAAAGTCCATTGCAGCTTCATTAGCTGATTGAAAGTCAGGATATTCTGTTTGTATATCTTCAAGGGTTCTAGGGTCTTTGCTGTTTAATTCTACTTCATTTATTACTTCATTGTTATTTTCATCTAAGCTAATTACTTTGTTGTATAGTTTGTATGCACCATCTTCTGTTTCTTTTACTACTACTCCACCGTTATCTAAATTGTTTAGTTGATTAACAACAGATAAATTACCTAACCTATTAGCAATACTAGAATTGTCTTGATTCATTCCAGCGATTTGGAACATTTTAGAACCAAGAGCACCTCCTGCTAAAGGCTCAAAGACTGTACCTCTCCAACTAAATCTACTAGAAAAATCTCCTCTAGGGTCCCATTTATATTCTCTTTGAAATGCAGGACCATAAACATCTATTAAGTTTTGATTAACTGATGTAAGAACTTCTTCAAAACCTTCTGACATCATTTCGCTATTATTTTGCACAACAAATGTATTAAAAGTTCTAGCAGGTAATGTTGATAAAAAAGAATCGTTAGGGTTTATATCTATACCTTTACCTATATTCCTTATTTTATTAATTACTGGAATGTCTTTAATTTTATTTGCAAACTTATTACTAAATCTGTTGTAAAATTTTTCTCTTATAATATTAGGCGTTATTGCTTCTCTAAATCCTTTTGGAAATAAACTTATTTGCTCAATAAGACTTGCAGAAAGTCCATGTGCTACAGCTGAATATTCAGCAGCTATTACAGCATCATAAGGATTTAAAGGTCTTGTAAATATTCTACCATCATCAGTTCGTATAACATTTAATCGTAAATAATCTTTAACCATTTCCTCTGCAATTTGAAAATCTGGTTTAAAGTTTTCAGAGCCTCTTTCTTCTTTAATCTTTTTTATTTCTTTTGTATACTCAGCATTTTTAATTCTTATTAATTCAGATAATTCTTCAGGTTTAAGTTCCATTGGTTGTACTAAATTAGACACTGCATTAGCTAAATAACTTGCATGCTCTAAATTATATCCAGCAACACCACTAAATAGAGCTTGTCCTAATAGTGCACCTTTTCTAGACGTTTCTGTTATAACAGCAGCATCTAAAGGGTCTGGCCCAAAACTTAAAGCTGAATATGCAGTTCCTAGCAATGCTCCTAAACTACCACCAGCTATTTTCCCTAAATATTGTTTACTTAAAATTTGACCAACACTAATTGATGTTTGTTGTGCAAAGTTATTAATATAAGTCATTAGCTCACCACTATCGTAAAGCTCTTTCATAGTTTTGCCATTTATACTTTCTAACTTTGCTTGTATAAGTGGATTATCTTTATAAAACTGTTCTCCATACTCAATACCTTTTTTGATGTATTCAGATGCAATATAAGAATCTGCTTCATAACCTGATTTTAAAAATTCTTTCCACATAACATCTGCTTCTTCTTCATTAAAGACACTATCAGTAAAGAAACCACTATCAAGAACTACATTTTTAAAACTTTCTTCTGCTTCTAATTCTGTTAAGCCAGCAAAATCTAAACTTAAAAGCGTACTAGCAGGTTCGTAAAATAGTTTAGACTGCAAAAAATTCATTTTAGTATTTTGAAAAATTCCTCCTCCAAAACCTAGTTCTTCATATTGTTTGTTAAGTTCTTCTTGAGGTGATGCTTTAATATTAGCTGATAGTATAGTCTGAATATCGTCTGGTCTAGTTACGTTTAAAAAATTAAGAATTTGACTGTCACTCATGTTAGGAAAATTATGCCTGTTGTCTTCTACATAATTTTGTAATGTGTATTGTGGATTTAATTCTGAAGAACCGTCTTCGTTAACTTTAAATGCATCTTTATTATCATACAGTTCTGTCCCTGCTTGTTCAACTGTAAATTTTGGAATAATGTCTGTTGTAAGATTTTTATGCTGCTCATACAACTTAGTTAACTCATCTAAAGCATTATTAAGTTGTTGTTTGTTAACTATGTTAGTATTATTTAATGCACTATTAGGCTTTAAATCTCCAGAATCTATAGCAGTTTTATTAGTTTTAATACTATCTTGATAGTTAGCTTTATGAAGTTTAAGCTCTTCTTCTTTTTCTTCTATAAGCTTACTAAGATTGTATAAATCTTGGTAACTCATTAATTATCCCTTATTCGTTTAAATTATCCAATGAACTGAGAACACTTCCAGGATATTGATTATTAATCCTACTCCACATTATTAATATATGATATAAGTATTGGTCAGATAGTGAAGTTCCTATATCTTTATCTTCTGTCTTTTCATTAAGGTCTAATCCTAAATCTTGATAAAATTTAGAAAACTCACTGCCATTTCCAATTCTAGGCATATTTGTTTCACTATCTTTTGATTCAGCAAAGTAATTATAAGTATTCCCATCTGCACCAACATATGATTTTGCAACACCAATAAACTTATCAAATATTGCTTGAACACCTAAATTTTGTAAATTTTTATCATTATATATTGCATAATTATTTTCACCTGTTGGTTCACCATCTTCGCCTATTATTTCTTTAAATCCTATAGACTCTCTAAATTCTTTTATAAAATTTATTTTATCTTGCTCTCCACCTATAAAAGGCATATCGCTTCCTTTAAATAAACCTTCTAAACTAGCCATAGATTCACTAGTTGAACCATCTACAATGCTTAATATAACTTGTTCTAATTCATTTCTTAGCATTGCTGCAGAAGTTGGGTCATCATATAGTTTTTGACCAGATTTTAAATTAGTAAACTTAGCTATTTTATATTTGTCTAAAAACTCTTTATCATCTTTATTTGCATATTCAATCTTAAATGCAGAACTGCCTATAGCTTTAGAATTTATATTTGCTACTACTTCTTGTATCATTTCAAAACTTGAATTAATATTTAATTTAGGTATTACTTCAGCAGGTGCTGTGCCTGAATACTGAGGAGCAAATCCTACCTTACCATCAACAGTCCATCTTTCTGGCGATAAAAAGGCTCTACCTAAATAGTTATTTTTATCACTTAAAATTACATTGCCATCTTTATCTGTTTGAGCTATTCTTTGCATGTTTTTATCTAATGCAAATACTGTTGGGTCATCTTTATCCATAACATATAAGGGTTGTTTAAAGATATGTGCGTTATCAGGGTCATTAACATATGCATCAAAATCTTCATAATCTAAAACACCTACTTGACCATAGTCAGTTGATACATTTGTTAAATGGTCGTTTAATGACATAATACCTGTTTCCATAAGATTTAAACTACTATTAATATCATTTATAACTTTTGATGCTTGAGTAAATTGTAATTGTTTATCTGCTAAACTACTAACATCGTCCATATAAAAAGTTAAATCATCATTTAATGTTAATCCATGTTCTTTAAATATATCTTCGTATGCTTGTGTTCTATATTTTTCAGTAACTTTGTCAGCATATAAATCTCTAGTTACATCATGAGCTTCTAAATAATCCATAGATTGTTTTAATCTTGTTTCTGAGTCTTCTAGTAGCTCTGTATTTCTTTTTTCTTTTATAGCTAAATCTGTTTGCAGTTTTTTATTCTCAGTATCAACCCAATTATTGTAATCATTAAGAGCCATTGTATCTTTAACTTTTTGTTGCATTTCAAATGTATTAAATACATGATGTCCAAGGCTATCTAAAGTGTTTAATATCATTTGATATTTTTTTAATTTATCACTCATTATTCTCGCCCTTCCATTATATTTGCTTCAATTCTTTCAGCACCTTCTCTTACATTTGCTTGTGCAGTTTCTAAAAATTGTTCTATTTGTTGGAATCCTGGAGCAAATTGTTCTTGATAAAATCCTCCAGTAGGAGCCCCTACCAATGTATCAGTTCTCATTACATTAGCTCTAGATTCATAATCACCCCAATCTCCTAATCCACCAAATTCAGCACCACGATTTACAGAACTTTGAACTAGTCTTGAGCCTTGTTCTCTATGAGCATCTGCAATTTGTCTAGCCATACCTAATAAATCACCTACTCTTTGATTACTTTCTTTTAATATATTTGCAACATTACCACCATACCTTAACTCTGCAGCTTTAAAATCTTTTTCTATACTTTCTTCTTCAGCTTCTAAGCCTTCTATTTCAGTATCATATGCTAGCCTAGCTCCTCTTTCCGCTTCTTCTAAATTTTCAAATGCTGCTTGACCTCCTGACCTAGTAGTTCTAGCTGCTTGTTCTCCTGGAGCACTATATGCAAACCCTGATGCTGCTTGTTCTGCTCTTAATGCTTCTTCTGCAGGTAATACTTCTCCTGACATTTGTTCTCTTTGAATATTTGTTTTTCTAAGTTGCTCTTCTTTTGCGTCTAAAGCCATTTCTTTAGCACCTTCTATAGTCTCTTGTTCTTCTATTTTAGATTGTTCGGCTATGTCTAATTCTTCTTTTTGTCTTCTAAGTTCAACAGCTTGGTCTGATGCAATATATCTTTGGTCACTATCTAATCCATACTTTTCACCACCTCCTGTTAAGCCTATATTTTCAAGTTGTTCTTCTTCTAAACCTGTAGAAAGTTCTGTAGCTTCAGTTAAACCTCTAACTGCTAATGCTTCAAAAGGTTTTTTCAATGCAAGGTCTACATACTTGTCATAATATCCACCTTGTTTTCCAAAATCTCTAGCCATGCTCTGCATTTTTTCTACTTGACCTCCACCACCTAACCATGTTTCTCCAGAGTTTAGTCTACTTTCACTATGCTTCCAAGCGTTTAATTCATCTCTATCAACAGTCCCTAAGTCTCCTATAAATTCACCACCAATATTATATTCTCCTGAAAATATTGCAGAATCTTCTGTACCTCTTATACTTTCATCTAAGTATTTAGGATACCTTCCTCCTGGCATACCAGCTGCCATGTATCCAGCGGAATATTCATCATCAGCAACATTCCATTCGTCAGCACCAGAGCTAGTGTGACCACCACATAAATCTACCTTACCTTTATAATCAAAAGAACTAGAAGAAACTTCTATAAGTTTTTGTTTCTTTTCATCCCATTGCATTAAGACTTCTGTATATATTTTCATAAATCTAACTCCATTTCATATCTTTTTAATTTAAACTTATAATTTTTAATCCAAAAATCAGGATTTATTTTTGTACACATAATAACTTTAGTGCATTTATTAACTCTAAGAAAATGCCAAAAATTATCTAAGCATTCTTTTCTTTTTAGCCTAGAATCTTTGGCTTTGTAAAAGCAAATTAAATTGCATACTCTATCATTTTCAAAGTAATCTATATTTTTATCTGCTATAGAAAAAATGACAAAACCCTTATTGAAAAAAAACGTTATATTTTTAGGCATGTAAATTAATGTTTTTAAAGTTTTGCCACCATCATTCCACACTAATTTATCAAAATGCTTAAAATCTTTTTTAGTGATAATATCTGCATTTTCCATGCAATTATCTTTTATCCAACTAGTAAAAATCAATTGTTTCTCCTAAAACTATTAATTTACTCTTACAAAATCTACATCTATTTTATTATAATCTACCATATCATAGCCACTAAAATCTTTTTCAACAGCTTCTTTTGGTACATCTTGAGAAATAACTCCATTATAAGTTCCTTCTGTATCCTTGTAATTAAATTGATATATATTAATTCCAGAAGGTGATTTACCTATTTTCTTTATATTTTTCTTAAGCCTTTTATCACTAAATATTTTACCTAGTACTGTATTCTTTTTGAATAATTTATCTCCCAATAAACCCAAAGCCATTACAGTCCATCCTGCAGGTCCCATAGATGCAAAAAGACCTGTATTACCTGCGGTTGCACCTGCTGTTGCTGCTGTAGAAGCAGCTCCAGTAGCGGCTCCTGCCGCAGCTCCTGTGGCGGCTGTACCAGTTGCTGCTGTTGCTGCAGTTCCTCCAAATAAATTTTTCATGCCACCTTTACCAATATTTTTAAATGCAGTTACTACTTCCTTTCCTCTACTTCCAGCCCAAGCCTCTTTAACTCCACCTTTGCCAACGTTTAAAGCAGCTTTTGTAACCTTGCCAGGCATGCTTTCATTCCATTTTTGTTTTAAAAATCCATCTGCTACTACTTCTCCACCTGTTGTTGGAGCACTAAGTATTTTACCTGAAGGACTTTCATAGTCAGGTAATGGGTTAGCTAAACTGCCAGGTAGCTTGCGTGCTTTTGCTTTAAATCCACCAGTAGCAGGGTCATATATTAAATTAGTTTTTCCTGTAGATGTAGACGCTAAATTGTAATCAATTTTACCTAGATTAGGCCCTGATAAATCTGTAGATACTACTCCTATTTCTCCACCTAAAGCTACTTTTTTATCTAACACAGTAGCATCTCTGTCAAATTTAAATGTTCTAAATCCTTGGTCTCTTTTCATTTTTTCGTAAGATTTTTTAGCCTTACTTAATTCTGCAGCTTGTATTAAATCAGATTGCTCAGGTGTAATACCTGCTATATTTATAACTTTATCAGGGTCATAAGTATCTGTAACTCCAGTTTGAAAAGGGTCATTATTATCTATTACTTGAGGGTCTCTTGTATAATTCCTAGTCCAAGGAGTTTCTGCTCCAGATGGTACATGTGTTGTAGAATAAAGTTTTTTATCTGCACCTTCTCCTAATCCTAAATCTTTAGAAACTTTAGAAAATTTATCATTAACAATATTATCAAATACTTTTTGTTCTCCACTTACACCATATTTCTTTTCAAATATTCT